TCTAATGATAGATCATCTTCTTCATTATATCCATTAATTATATACAATTTTTTATATTTTTGTAATATACCATCTTTATCATTAAAACTGTATATTTTGTCTTGTTTTGAATCGGAAGAAACTTTTTCGGTTAATATTTTAAAATCTATTGTATTTTCTTCGGGTGGTTTCCATTTAAAATTATATTCCCAAGAACCACCAATATAACTTGGTGATGGATTTAATTTATTACCTTTTACACCTAAATATGTAGGCATTAAAATCAATCCATCGATATAATATTCATAACTGTCTGTTTTATCTAATATAGATTTACATTTATTAAATATTAATTTTAATTCAGATAAATGTTTTTTAGGATTTTCTTTAATATCAGTTATATTAGATGAACCATATTCATATTCTTTTATACCAATTCTAATATAATCAATTTCACTTTTAATTTGTTCTTTAATTAGTTCTTTAAAATTTAATAATTCATTTAATCTTGATAATTTTTTATCATCTTCATCAATCCAATTATACATATGTATAGGTTTTGTATCTTTAGGAGTACCATTATTATATATATCAAAAATCATATATAAATTTTTATCTAAATCTTCACCGAATTTATTTTTTGTAATATATTCACCATCTAATATCCATTCACCATCAACTTTAGGAAATTTTAAACCTGTTGGTATTATTTCCATTTTTGATGTAATTAAATAACCAGTATATTCTGTTATAAATAATAAACACCTTATACCATCTGCCTTTTCTGTGACTGCATAACCTTTGAATATATTTATATCATTTGATAATAATAAATTGTCATGGTTTAATGTTACAGGTTGTGGACCTATAAATTTTGCATATTTATCTTTTCTTTGATTTGTTAATAATTTATATCTATTTATAATTGTATTTTTTTGTGATTTAGTTAACAATATTTTACTATTATGTATAGTTTCTAATATATATCTTATATAATTATTAAGTAATTCAACACATTTATCGCTTAGTAATTCTAATTTTTCATTATTAAATTCTAATTTTTTATCATCTTCTGTTTTTTTACTACCACCTCCTTTTTCATATGAATATAATTCTAAAAGTAATTCATCTATATCAAAATAGTCACTATAGATTTCTATCAATGGTATCCATATTTTTTCCAAGTTTGAGGTTTGTATTTGAACACACCGCCCTTTATCTTGGTAATTACTAATGTAATCGACTATGGTTAATAGATCAGTATCTTTAATATCAATACCTTTTAAATCGTATGTCTCTTTAATTTTAATATTTCTACCTAATAATTTACTTTTTAATTCTGATGATAATTTAGGTAAATCTGATATAATATTAGGCATTAAAGACATATCTGATTTATCTTTAGATGGACTAAATGGTATATCAATAGATAATGGATCAGACATGTTACCCGATAAAGTTTGTGGTTCATCTATATCAGACATTAATTTACTATAATAATCATTTATGTAGTAAACACCATTTTCTTTTTTTTCAGTGGAACCAATATATTCAATTTCAAGTTCATATTCTTCGGGCGAATTTAATATATTTGATTCTTTAAATGTTTTAGCATACTTATAAGATCCAGTATTTTTATCATATTGTGTTGACTTAACAACAGATAAATCTATTCTAAATAATTTATCATTTGTAATAAAACTATATCTTTTTTTGTATCTATAAAATTTTAATTTTGTATTTATCTCTAAATTATATTTTTTAATACGTTCTTTATCATATTCCAAATCATTTTCAGATTTTAAATTAATTCTATAATTATATTCACTATTAATAATTTTACTATTTTTAATAACATTATCTTTATATTCTTCTTTTTGTATAATTTTAACAGATGATTCATCTAAATCATCTAATGAATTTGTTACACAATATTTTTTTATTGAATCCATGTCTAATATACTGCATCTTATATTTGAAATGTTATCACCTCTTTTTGTTCTAATATCTAAATTTGTAGAAACATTTGTAACATTACCAAAGTCAGACTTTAATTTTTCTAATAAATTCAAAAATATACTTTTATTTAAAGGATTATTTCTTCGATTTGAACCAAATATTACCTCTAATTCTATATTATTATTATCATTAGAAATTGCTTTATTAAAGTAGTTAAGGATATCTTGTGTATTGTTTAAGATTTCCATATATAATATATTTATATATTTATAATTTTAAATATTCAAATTTATAAAAAAATATTAAATTTATCTTTTTATGTTTAATTTTTTATTTGTTCTAACTTTTTTAAGAGTTTTTTTAGATTTAACTTTGAAAGGTGTTCTCATAGGTTTAGTCTTGAAAAGCGGGCGCATAGGTTTAGAATATTTTGGTGTTCTCATAGGTTTAGTCTTGAAAAGCGGGCGCATAGGTTTAGAATATTTTGGTGTTCTCATAGGTTTAGAATATTTTGGTGTTCTCATAGGTTTAGAATATTTTGGTGTTCTCATAGGTTTAGAATATTCTGGTGTTCTCATAGGTTTAGAATATTTTGGTGTTCTCATAGGTTTAGAATATTTTGGTTGAGATATTGGATTTATCTTTTTTTTCATTAAAGATTGTGGACTTTTTTTAATGATTGTAGTCGGTTTAGATTTTGGTATATTGTTTATATCTCTATTTATTAAATAATTAAATTCTTTAATATCCATATTTATAATATATTAAATAAAAAAATATTATATATATTTTAGTTTTAATATTTATATCATTAAAGTTTTTGTAGATTAATTTCATCATATAATTCTTTTTTTACTTTCTTTTTACCATTTTTCATTAAATCTATATTTAATTCTTTAGCAATATCTATTAATTCATCCGATTTATAATTAGATATTGCTTTTAAATAACTATTGTATATAAAATTAGTTTTTAAATCTAATTCAATACCATATTTTAATTCTAATATATTTAAATGTTCTATATCATAACTAAAATTAATATCTTTGATTATCCAACCATTTTTAGTATGTTCAATATAAATATTATTATAATCTTTAATACCTGATTTGTAATATTTATTATCATGACATAAAATTAAATTAATTTTAAAATAATCATTATAAAATAATATTAATGATAATAGATTATCTTTATTTTTTTGTAAATTTGCACAAATTAATGATTTAGATAATACTCTTTTATTATAATTATAAGTATTATATTCATCATCTACTTTTGAACATAATACAATTTTTTTATCAGATGTATATTTTTCTTTTTCAGAATTTTCTAAAATCTGATATTGATTATCTTTAATAGATAAAATTAATTCATAAATAGATTTAAAATATAATTTTTCATCATATTTTTTAAGTTCTAAATCAACTTTTTTTGAAATATCTTGAGTATATTTATTTCTATTAATTTTTTCAGAATAATTAGTATTTTTATTTTTTAATTCTTTAAAAATCTCCATTTTTATATTAAATAAATTTGTCTTTAATTATCAAATTTATATTTTTTTGATAATAATATTAATTGTTGTTCTTTTTTATCAAATTTATTTAATTCTATATTGTATACACTATTATCTTTATTATTTTTTTTATCAGGTTTATTATCAATTAACTCTTGTTTTTTAAAGTTCATTTCATTATTTTCATTATTATTATATATAATATATTGCAATATATTGTATATATTATTTATATGATCATCTATTAAACTAATATTAACAAAAAAACCATTAGAATTTTCTGTATATTTAATATCGTTTGATTTTATATATTTAATTATTTCATTATGATATTTAATTTTATGAATATTTGAATATATAAATATTTTTTTATCTTCCATATTATAAATATTAAATTATTTACACAATTTTACCTACAATTTGTATTTTTTCATTTCTAAATTTAATTCTTGTACCTAATATTTCGATTTTTAGTTTCTGTTCTATATTAATATCATTCAATTTTATATTTTCTTGATTAATAATATCATTAGGTATTATAATAATTAATGGACTATTTTCAAAATTATTATCAGATGTTCTATATTCATCATCAATTCTAATATATGCTATTATACCCATTTTATTTATATTATTAACATAACAATCAATCTTATCACCATTTTTAGGAGAAATTACATTACATTTATATGATACATCATATTTAATATAATTAATATTATCATTTGTTTCAATTCTACCTAAAGATCTTTTTAAAATACTTATTGAATTTTTTAGTATATAACTATCATCTTTACATAATCCTTCATATTTATTTTTTAATTTATTTAATATTATATTATCAATATCTTTATTTAAATCTGAAGATATTAATGAAATAGTATTATTATATATTTGTTCAGAAATAATCATATTATATATATAAATTTATAATATTTTAAATATCAAATTTATTTTTAATTTATTTTAATTTATGATATAATATATCAAATGGTATAAAATATCTAAAATCTTTAGAATATTTATCTTTTATTCTAAATATTATTTCTAATAATTTGCATAAATCGTTTTGACTATTCTTATTTAATACATTTTTATTTTCAACAATTTTTCTAAATATTACATTATCTTGTGAATTATTTATTATAAATGTTGATATTTCATTTTTAGATACATTTGCAGAATTAGCAACTTTACCTAAATTAGGTTCTTCAACCATTTTAACAACAGGTTTTATTAAATTGTTCCAATAACTATGTAACCATATTTTTGAAGTTTTTAGTTTTATATCAGATTTAATTTTATCAATTTTTTTATATTCATTATTTTCTTTTCTATAATATTCAATTGATTTATCTATTTCTGCTAATATACTTTCAACTTTTTTGGTTTTTATTTTTGATACGATTGATTCATTTGATATAAAATATCCTATAGGTTTTTCATTTATTTCAAATAATACACGATTACCATCTTTTCTGTATATAAAATTATTTGAGAAATAATCATATGATATTTTAAATAATTCTTCTTTATTAAATTGTTTATCAGATATTTGTTTTATTATATTTTCTTTATTTAGTAAATATTCAATATATGTTTTTCTTTCTGAATAAGATAATTTATCTAATAAATATTCACAATAAACAGTTTTAAATAAAATATCATTTAAATTTAATAAATTATATTCATTTAATATATTTTTTTTATTAATACTTGTTAATATTTTATAATTTTCTATTAAATCTTCAATAATTTTATCTGCTTCATAATTTACAATTTCTTTTTTATGTTCTTTTTTAACAATATTTTTAATATTAATTTCTTTAATATTAATAGAATTTTTATTATTTAAAACAACACTTCTATAAAATAATGGTATACTTTCATCATTATTAAATAATGGTTGAAATATATAAAAATTATTTCTACAAATAATATAACCTTTTGTTTTATTTTTATCCAAAATCAATTTTTTGTTATCAATTATATTTTTTAATGAATTAAATATAATATATTTATTTATATTTTTATGATATTGTATATGATCAACAATATCATTTAATGAATAATAATTTTTTTTTTGAAATAATTCATTAATATAATTTTGTATTTTTTTAGTTAAATCATTGAAATTATTTAGATTAAAAGTATCATAATTTAATTTATCATCTGTTAGTTTATCTAATTCTTTTGTATTAGTATTTATAGATTTATAATTACATGTATCTTGAAAAGAACATATTTTTGTATTAGGTTTATCATAAATTTCAACAATAGATGTTTTTCCTTTTGAATTTATTATTTTCATAGGTGATACATCAGATTTAGTTATTACATTACCGTCTTTAAATAAATATGAATCTAATGCATTTCTCTTAAGTATCATTTCAATTTCACCTATTTCAATAGATTTTTTTTCACCTAATCTGTAATTATAATGATCAGTTGTTTCTTGTGATTTATAAACAGCAGTATGTAAAAATACTGTTACATTATGTTTAGATTTTTCTAACATTGAATGAGAACAATATCTAATACCACGACCAATAATTTGTTCTAATTTATTTAAATGATACCACGGGTCCATCACGTGTATTTCTCTAATATTTTTAAAATCAATTCCTTCACCTGTTATAGAAGAACCAATTACAACTTTTATTTTTTTACCATCTTTATTTTCTTCAGATTTCAAAATTTTTAATTCATTATCATTATCATTAGAAAATGTATCATTACCGCTTAATATTATGTAATTTGCGCGATTAAATTCATTTTCATTAGATATTTTACTTCGTGGTTTCATATCATAATTTAAAGGTTCATCTTTATCTTTACTATCTAATAAATTTTTACCATTATATTTATTAAATCCAATATGTTCTAATGCTATACCTAATGGTATTGCACCAGACCATATATAATCTGTATAAATAAACACAATACCTTCAGAATTTTTTATATTTTTAATAATATTTTTAATTTTTATTGATACACTTCCGACATATTTTTCATGTAGTATAGGAACTTTTAATTTTTTATTTTGTTTATATTTAAATGATTTATTAGATTTTGTAAATACTTCAAAAAATCCTTCGTTGCTTGTATGTTTATTATTACTTGATGGATAACATATATTACATATTTGAGGCAACAATTTATTTATACCTAATTTTACATCAGTTTTATCTAAATCTTTTGTTTTCAAAAATTCATCTAATTTTTTTTTATAAATTTCTTCTTGATAATCTTTTAATAAATTTTTATATGTTATTAAAAATCTTAATGGATTTTCTATACGATTTCCAAATAAATCTATTAATGGTGAATCAGAAGGATTTAAAGTTAATTTATCATTTGGATATAATCTCAATGGAAAATTTATAGGATTTTCACCTCTTAAATATGATATATAACCTCTACATTTTTTATTAATAATTTCTTTACCTTCTTTTGTTATGATACCATTTTTAATATAATCTTTTTGTATAATTATTGGTCTTTTATCATTTAATAACATCAGATTTAATAGTAAAAATATTTCTGTTGCATTATTAAACATAGGTGTTGCTGTTAAAAATATAATTCTTAAATTAGTTGAATATTTAATCAATCTAAATAAATTTTTTAATGAAGAAGCATCTTTTTCAGATAATTGATCATTTTCTTCTCTTAAATTATGATACTCATCTATTATTAACAATCTATTTGAAAAATAATTACTAATTTTATATTTAATGTCACTTTCTTTTTTACTATCACCTATTATATCTCTTAATTTACTTGAAAATGTTCCATATTGATAGAATTCATAATATTTATTTATTAATTTTGTTTGATCTCTTTTAATAGATTTTTTATCTCTTTTATTAAAATTGTCCCCAACATTTATTGTATCAATAAATTCTTCTCCTGCACATTGATTATCACCCTTTTCTGGATCATATATTGTATCTTTCCATCCTTGACTTAATCCAGATTTTCTGACAATTATAATTTTTTTATTATTTCTTACATAAATATCTCTAAAAGATTCACTAATAGTCACACCAGAACACGTTTTTCCAACACCAACACCATGAAATAATAATAAACTTTTATATGGTGTATTATTGTTTACAAAATTTTTTAATAATCTTTGATGATTTGCTAATTCAAAATCTTTATTATCACACTGATTTTCTTTATTAAATGTAATTTTGTTTATATTAAATTCTGCTTTAGTTGATATATCATTCACAAAATTTGGATTATTATAATCTGGGAATGATAAATAATCTCTACCATACAATTCTTTTAATTGATTTTCATCTAAATCTCTATTATCAATTATTAATTTTATTTGTTTTTGTGTATTTTCATTTTCTTTATTATTTATATTACTATTGATATTTCGTTCACACTCATCATATAATTCATATAATTCTTCTAATGTTAATTTTAATAAATCTTTTTTAATAGGAACTGTTTCGTTCATTTCTGATTTAGGTAATTCTTCATCACCAACTTTTAAATAAACTTTATAATGAGATACATTTTTTGAACCATCATATGGTTTTTTAGATATTGTTTTATATAATCCATCCAAAGAATTTATTCCATTATTCATCCATTCTATTTTATCTGCTTCTAATTTTTCTCTTTTTAGGTATTCTTTTGATTGATTTTGTTTTAATTTTTCATTTTTTTCATTTATACTTAATTCTTCTAAATCAATTACAGAACCTTCTGGTCTTTGAATTTTTATGTTATTTCTATCAAATCTTCTTTTTAACGCATCATCTTCTCCACCCCATCCCCAAAAATTATTAGGGTATCCATTAGATTTTATGAAATCTTTTTCATTAACTGATAATACACCTCCTAAGAAACTGTCTGCATTACCTGTATATCTTGTACCTTTATTACCTAAATGTATAGGTGTATCAGGATATTTTAAATAATCTTCTAATAATTCATTAGATGGTAATAAATCTACATCTGATAATATATAATAAGATTTATCATTACTATTTTCAGATGCTTTTATAAAACCTATATTTTTCAAGATACCCAAATTAAACTTTGCCATCTTTGAATTTTTCTGTTTTAATTCTTCTGGTAATTTATCATAATCTTTTCTATCAGACTCTTGTTCAATTAAATACACATGGTAATCTATTTTTCTATTAAATATTAAATCGATTTGTTTTAAAAATATATCTAATTGACTTTTTCTATAACCATCACCTGGATCTCTATATGCTACAACTATATTTATTTTTTTATCAGTAATCTTTTCAATAATAGGTTCTTTTCTAATTTTACTCAGATTATTTAATAAATTATAAAAATAATCATACATACCTTCTTTTGATAAATATTTATTATAAAAATCTAATGAATTTTTAGCAATATTTTTACATTTTGAATCATTTTCAATGCACCAATTTATTTGTTTTTCTAAATCGCTTAAATCAGATTTAACTGGAACATAATGTTTATATTGTTCAAAACCTAAATTTTGAAACCATAATTTATATGGAGAATCTACTAATAATACAACTGATCCCATTCTTAATTCATTACCTAAACGAAATGCTTTAACATGACCATCAATATTTAATATATATTTATGTTTAGATTGTTCTTCTAAATTCATAAAATTATGTTTACCGGCATCTACAAATACATTTTTATAAATAAAATATTCTTTATCTTTTCCTCTACCATCACCTTTACCTTTTTTACCTTTACCTTTTCCTTTACCTTTTAATTTTATCTCACCAAAAGATTTAATATTTGAATCTACTTTAGGTTTTTTATTCCATCCAGTTAATTTAGCATCTAATATATCTTTTCCTTCTTTATTAAATAGTTCTGATAGATATGATGCTTTTAATCGCATATTTGTATCAATATTAATACCACAACCTGTTGCGGAACCTCTGAATACTGCTTTATTCATTTTTTTATCCCAATCCATTTCAAACTTGTGCTCTTTTGAGTGATTATTTTTACAATCATCTGGATAAATATCGGTTGTAATTCTCATCATATCATCTTGAGTCGGTATTGGTATATCATTAAAATATGTATTAGTACATTGTGATAATATCGGTGTATAAATTTTATGAATATATTTCGGTTCTAATTTTTTATCACCTAATAATTTATCATATGGTTCCTTTCCATCTTTTCTAAAAACAGGAAAATCTCTTGGTGAGAAAAAGAAATCTAAATCACCTATTTTTTTATTTTTTTTATTTAAATCTTCTAAAAAATATATTAAAAAATATTTAAATGCAATTTCAGTTTTATCACCTTCTTCAATATATTCTTTTCTGTCAGAAGAAAAATTATATTTTCTTAAATTTAATATACAATTATTAGCATACCAAAATTCAGGATCAGATACATTGTATTTTTGATTTGTTAAATAATTTAATAATTTTGGATTTATTTTTTTTAAAACGTCTGCCCAATTATTTTTATAATTTATATTACTGAATGGTAAATATGTTAGTAATTTGTTATCTCGAATTGATACATATACACCTTTTTTAAGTTTATCGAATAAATATAAAAATGTGTTATAAGTAGTTTCTAAATTATAACCATTATATAATTCAAAACCTTTAATAGACAAGGGTTTTGATGGATAAGATAATAATCTTGATTTTAAATAACCATATTTTTGAAATTGGACGATGTCTCCTGCATGAAAATATATTTGAATAAATGATTCATATTTAGGATTAGTTTTAATTTTATTTAATACTTTAATATATTCTTTCGGATTATTTTTATATTTATCTAATTCTTTCCAGGAGACAGAATTTTCACATACACTTTCTTCCCCTGGTTTAAATTTATCTTTTCTTAAAGTAAAATTGTTCAGATCTAATATTTTTATTAAATCTTCAGTAGACATTATTAATATATATATTATAAAATAATATTATTTTTATTACTATATATAAAATTAAATATATCATTCACAACTTTAAGTTTATAATCACTATAATCTCTTATTTTAGTTAAACATTCATTTTTATCTAACCATTTAATAGTTCTAATTTCAGATATTTGATTTACATTATTTCTATTTAGTTTTAAATTATAATCATTATTTTTAATTTTACCAATATAATAAACATTCTTATATATTATATTGTTAGATCCAGTATATTCTTCTTCAAAAGGTTTTATATCAAGTAAATCATATTCATTTATACTAATATTAGTTTCTTCTTTGAATTCTCTAACAGCACACTGTAAATCAGTTTCATTTAAATTTCTTCTCCCTTTAGGTATTTCCCATTCATTATATAAATAATTTACATTAGAATCATTTATATATTTTCTTTTATTAATTTGTTTAAATTTTTTTATACTTCTCATATAATCTTTAGTAGAACTAACATTACTATACCATAAATTGTTCCATAAATTATGAAATGATTTTTTTAATAATACATCTTTTTCAAAAGCGCTCATTCTATCGAATAATAGTTGAATATATTCAGGATCTTCTATTTTATATTTTCCTCTTAAAAATTCTATATATGATATAGATTCTTTTCTTTCAATCATAATAATTTCATTATAATCATTAAATAAAACTATTCCATAACTTAATCGTGGTGAAATACAATCTTTATATTTGTGACCTAATTTACCACAATTTCTGCAAATTATATTATTGCTCATTAACATTTAAAGTTATTATATTTTTAAATATGGCAATTTAAATTTGATAAATATTAAAGATAAATAAACAATATAAACAAATAATGGATTCAAAATCACTTACTAAAACAAGTTTCTGTGGTAAAGAAATTGATAATGTTACAAATAATGAATTAAAAAAACATATTTTAGATGATATGTGTCAAAAAACAAATATTACATATAAAACAAGATATGCAAAAATGTTTAATCAACAATTTCTTAAAAATTTTAATAATCCACATATTTTATGTTTGAAAACAATTGGTTCACCATATTTATTATATTGCACTCAGATTAATGATGTAAATTATTGTTTTCTTATTGATAAAAAAATTAAAGATGGATACGAATATCCTAAAATCTTTCTTGTTCATTACAGATTTAATGAAGAAATCTTTAATGGAACATTGTTTGAAACAGAACTTTTAAAAAATAATGATGATGAATGGTTCTTATTAATTGGAGATATTTATTCACATAATGGTATTTCTGTATTTTCTAAACAAATTACTGAAAGAATGAATATTATTAACGAAATATTTAATAATGATTATATTGATGACTCATTTTGTAATATTTGTCCTATAATGATTAAAAGATATTTTGATTATTGTGATATAGATTATATCATAAATGATTTTATACCAAATTTAAATTATAGAATAAGAGGATTTTATTTTATCCCATTAAAAAGTACATATGCTAAAATATTATATTTCTTCAATGAACATGATTATAAAAAAATTAATTATAGAAAATCTAATAATATTTCATTCAGAATTATAAAATCATTAAAACCTGATATATATGAATTATATCTTAATAATGAAACAAAAAGTTCATTAATTAAACATAGTTATGCTTCCATACCAAATATAAAAACATCACAATGGTTAAAAGAATTAACAGATGAAAAAAAAGATGTTAATGTTGAATGTTATCTAAATAAAGAATTTAATAAATGGGTTCCTACTAAAGAAGTTGATATAATTGATTGTATTAATGAAATTAACTAATAGAATTAATGAAATTAACTAATAGAATTAATGAAATTAACTAATAAATTTGTTCAAATTCACTATCAGAACCATCTGTAAGTTCTAAATCAGATAATTCACTATCAGATGAATATAAAATACTATTTAATACATTATCATCATCAGTAATTTCTACTTTAATATTATTTTTTTTAGATTTCTTTGATGCATTTGGTTGTGATTTAGGTTTTCTCGGAGATGGTGTATGTATATCTAATTGAGGTAAATCTTCTTCAGGGAATAATATTTTTTTAGGTTTTAAAGGAGGTTTTCTAGTAATCCAACCTGTTTTCTTTTCAATACATGAATTATAAATATCATCTAATAATTCAAACATTTTTTCAAGTTTACCATCAATTTTTTCATCATTAATATCATAATTGAAATATCTTAAGTCTTCTCTTTGACAAACAATCGTAGATAATTCTTCATATATTTTATTAGAGAAATCAAGTGTTTGACGGTTAATGCGATCAGAAGTTTTATCCATATTTATTTATTATTTAAATAATTTTATTTTTAAATATCAAATTTATTGTCCAGTACTTCCAAAACCACCTGAACCTCTTTGTGTATTAGATAATTCGTTTACTAATTGAAATTCAATAGGTTCTAAATTTCCTGCACAAATCTGAAATAATCTATCACCTTTATTAATAGTATATGATTCTAATTTAATATTATCAACACAAGCAATAATATCTCCACGATATCCAGCATCAATAATACCAACAGAATTTGCAAGTCTTAATGGTGTTTTAATAATTGATGATCTTGGGTATAAATAATACGAAACATTATTAGTATTTTCATTATTTAATGCTTCACAATTAATTTGTAAATTAATTTTAACAGTTTCGCCTGGATTAATAGTAATAGTTTCAGGACAAAATAAATCTAATCCACTATCACCAGGGTTATAATGTTGATGATTACTATATAAATTAGTTAAATCTGTATTTTCTGTCTTTAATAATAACTTCATTTTTATTTAATTTATTAATAATTCTTTATATATATTTATTTTACACTTTCAATAAATATTCATATTTAAAATATTTAAATCATATGGTAAAATTATAAAAATTATTAATAAATTTAATTTTTTCTAAATCCTCACCCACCTTTCTGATTAAAGAAAGTTTCTAAAGGATTAGTTCACCCACCACCTGTTTGAGCAAAAGGTCATCCCCCACCTCCTACAAGAGTTTCTTGTACTTTTTTTGAGTCTCCTCACGTACCACCATATTGCTCTGTAATGAAATTAACATTGTAACTTATATTATATTGTTCAGTTAATTCTTGTAATTTACTTGTTACATTTTTACCTTTATGATTAACAAGATTATTTGTATTTATCCATTGATCTTTATCAGTAATATCTGATAAAAAGTATTGACCATTTTTTTTTATTAAAAAATGATCATTAATTCGAATATTTGTTTTTTTCATTTTATAAATTATAATATATTTTTTTATATATTATTATTATATAAATGAATTTAATTGAAGGTCAAAATAGTCCACCACCAACACCACCTCCTCCACCTCCACCTCCACCTCCACCTCCTCCATCATCCTCTTCTAATAATGATGGAGGGGTATTTAACAAATTAGTAATAAACGATTTAATAAGAATGAGTTATACATATGCTATGTTTTTATTTGTAGCATTAATAATGGTTAAATTTCAAGTATTAGAATATCAACATGTATTTATTATGACATTATTATACGTTATTTTAACATTATTAGCAGAAATATTATGGTTATATTTATTCAGGAAAAGATTTAGAACAGATAAAGCAAAAGATGTTAGTGCAAGAGATACATTTCATAATGTATTAAATAATGTATTACCATTTTCTATATTAATATTTGGATATGCTACATTATTAGATGGATTTAGATCAGGACAATTTGCATCAGATGGAGAACATATAGAATTTTATGTAAGAACTATAACTGGTATATTATTCATGGTTGCATATTCGTATTTATTTATAGAATTATTTACTAGATTAAACGATAATAAATCAGGTTTAACTTCAATACCACCTTTCACAGATTGGAGAAATCAATTTAAAGATGATGAAAGTAAAAATGTAACATTATTTGATAACATAATTGATTTATTATATAATTTATTTCAACCTATAAGCATTTTAGTTATAGCAGGATTAATGTATGCATTTATTAGATTTACTAATAGTGGTAATAGTGTAGCACGAGCAGTGCCTGTAGCACAAGCAGCATAATTAAATTTGATTTTAATTTAAAAATAAATTAAATAATAAAATAAATAATAAAATAAATGAATATTGCAATTTCTGGTCCGATGGGTTCAGGTAAAACAACTATAGCAAATTTAATTAAATTGATGAATAATGATTATAAAATATACTCATTTGGACAAAAAATTAAAGATATTGCACATGAGTTATTTAATATGGATAAAAATTTTAAAGATAGAAGTCTTATAATTAATATTGCTGATAAAATGAGGGATATTGATCCAGATGTATGGGCAAAATATACAATTAAACAAACAAGAGAAAATAAACATTCAATTATAGATGATTTAAGGTTCCAAAACGAATTAGATTTATTAGATAAAGAAAATGAATGGATATATATAGTTTTAAATATTAACGAAGAAATTAGATTAAATAGATTAAAAAAATTATACCCAGATAATTATAAAGATCATGTAAAAAATATGTCTCATTTATCCGAAAAGGGTCAATTAAATTTTAAAAATAAAAAGAAAGTTATATATATTAATTCAAATGATTCGTTAGAAAATATCAAATATAATATAGAATATTTCATAAATCAGCATAAATAATATATTAAATGAGAATTACATGGATAAATGCGAATATAGATATGTTAAATGTTTTTTTTATTAAATTATTAGATTTTATTCATAAAAATGAAAATGAATTTAAATTAAATACAACCGAAGAAATGTTATTTAATTTATTTTGCGACTTTTTATATGATAATTTTATAAAAAATGATTATGAATCTAAAATAAATTTTGATTTAAATTTTGAGTATTTTAATTTAAAATATTGTTCAGATATTGTAGATTTATTCATAGATTTAAAAGAAATTTCATATGGATATACAAACAATATTTTTAATTATAAAAATAAAGATTCTAATAATTTAATAGAATTTATTTATAAAAATATAGAATTATATGAAGACTTTATAAATGAAGAAGATATTCAAGAAGAATATATTGAAGATGAATATTATTAATTTTTTTTTAAACTCTTCTATAAAATAAACAATATGGGTGATTATTAAATATTTTATTTTGATCTATATCAAATACATTTGTATCATTAAAAACTTTCCATTTATTTTCAGATTTATTTTTGCATATTGAATAATAATGTCCAGAATTTAATCCACCATTATGTATAATTAATCCACTTAATTGATATTTTGTAGATTTTTCTTTATAATTAATGCAATAATCATTCATATATAATTCTGTGGGATATTCTATATAATTAGATATTACACCATTTTCATCGTATTTTTTTAATAATATAATTAGAATAGGTGCTAAGTCCCAGAATACCACTTTTTTATTTGAATTAACATAATTATTACATTTTTCACATTTTAATTTATTTTCATCATCTAATGTTGTTTTTTTAACATATTCATCAATACAATTATAAAGTGATTTGTATCCATTTTTTAATGTCAAAGTTAATATAGATAATGGTTCGTGATTATCATTTGTATTATTACAATGTGGACATTGAGTTAAACTTAATAAACTTGAATAAAATTGTTCTATTATATATGAATAACTATTTTTAAAATGTTTTTCATAAATTTTTAAATTGTTGTGATATAATTTATCTAATTTATTTTTAACAGTCCCTTGAATGTTTATATTTATTTTTCTTGATATTTCATTGTGAATAAAATCTAAAAAATAATTTAAGAATTCAGAAGCATCATTTTGTTGAAAAGATTCAAAATAAATATTTTCATCTTGACATTTTTTTGTAAATATTTCAATTAATTTACTTGAATCTATAGAATCATTATTTTCACCTGTCCACATTTGATTTTGGATATTTAACCATTCATCTACTAAAGGTGTATTACCTTTTTTATATTTAATAACTTGATTTTTAAAATTATTATCACTTAATATATCAATATGTGATAAACATTGTAATGCTGAATTTAGATAACATGTGGCACCATGATTTATAAAACCTTTACCGCCTTTTGTTGACATTATTTAATAATATAATTGTTTAATACTTAAATAATAAATTATACGGCATCACAATCACATTTATTTTCATCTATATCATTTCTCATTCTATAGAATAAAGTCCCCATTAATATTAATAAAATTAATGCTAGAATAATTATAAAAGTTATAGTTTTACAATCGCAATTAAAATCCATTTATATTTAAATAAAATATTTTTTTTTTTTATAATAATAATATATATATATAATGAGTGATGGTGAACAAGATCAACAAACTATAATGGAAGATTTTGTTAAAGCATTTGAGAAGATATTTCCAGGAATTAAAGATAAAATCCCAAAAGACTCAAATGGTCAAATAGATACAATTAAAAGTTTTTGTTGTATTAATACATTATTAGAACAAAAAGTTATTATAGATGAAAAAATAGAAATACTTAAAAAAATAAAAAGCATTGAACTTGGTATTGGATTTTATAAAGATAAATGTGGCGAATTTAATAAGGTTAAAGATATCGTTTCCTTAGAAGAAATCAGAACTGTTTTTAATAAGGATCAAAGAACTAAAAAGGAACTTGAAGATTTAGTAATACAAATAGTAAAATATAATAATAAAAAAACACCATTAGAACCAGACCCAGACCAAGACCTAAACCCAAACCCAAACCCAAACCCAAACCCAAACCCAAACCCAAACCCAAACCCAGACACAGACACAGACACAGACACAGACACAGACACAGACACAGACTCAAACTCAAACCCAAACCTAAACCCAAACCCAAACCCAAACCCAAACCCAAACCCAAACCCAGACACAGACCCAGACACAGACCCAGACACAGAAACAGACCCATCAGAAGAAGAATCCGAAATAGATTTTCCATATGTTAAACATGAAATACCAAAAGATGGTTGGTGCTCTATGCACTCAATAGACAAATTTTTTGAACTAATAGGTTATTACAGTAATATACCAGGTGAAAATAATATTCCTTTTTCCCTTTTTGAGTTTACCCATATACCTCAAAAAGAAGGATATTTAAATAAATTTCTTAAAAAATTTATAACCAACCGTAAGATATATGATGATAAAGATGCTGTTTCAGATCCTATGGAATACTGTGAAGATTATATTAATCCTAGGATAGGTGATTTATTTAAATGTAACACTAACTTAATTACTATAGATAATACACCTCTTAGTGAAAGTATAAAGTTAATTACAAATAAAAATCAATTTACACATGAAGATATATCAAATATAGTGAATGATAATGATGCTTTATCGGAACTTGTATCTGGTGATGGAATACCATTAGATGAAAAAATAAAAAGTAATAAAATTGTTATATTTTTACGTATAAATAATAATCATTGGGAGTTAATCTGCCCACGAGAAATGCCTAAATTGGGGAATGATGTTTTAAAAACAAACCTTGAGAAAATTGAGACAGTCATTCCACCTTCTGTCAGTTCTAGTCCACTCGAAGATGAAGACTTTAATAGAATATTAGAAAAATTAAAACAATCTATCATGGAAAATATACAATCAAATAATCTGTCAGATAATGATGGTGATAAACAAGATGGTATGGAATTGTCAGAACCTTTTGATGGCGAATCAGATTCTAATACGGAAATTACTATTTCAGCATTAAATGAATTAATGAAACAAGTTGATATTATCTTAAATAATAGTAAAACGCCTGATTCTTCAGATCAATTATCAGCATTTTCATTAGAAATACAAAATTATTTAAGGTCTTCAGAATTTTCAAAATTTTTAGTAAAAGATCCTCAAAGTATTGCTAATAGATTTGGTAACCCGTTATTTATAAATAAAATAAATGGAAACTATGTTGATGAAGAAGGCGAACCTTTGACTGAAAAAGAAAAAGGGCGAATACTTGAACCACAAAAAATTAGAACATTATATTTAGAAGTTTTATTAGAAGGTAATAAAAAATTTTCACACAATTCTAATGAAATATATCTTAAAGATGATGATAGTGAATTACTAATATTTTTAGATTTTAAAGATCTTATTAAATTTAAAGAAGGTTATATTGTTTTTAATGGTAATGATACTATAGGTACTATAGATAAAATAGTTAATAGAGGAGAGGGTAATTACAGTAAAATAAGTATGGAAAGCGATACTAATAATATGAGTAATATAGTTAAACCTTATTTATTAATCACTAATCCTAATTTGCCGATGTCCATCGCCAGACGCCTACAGAAAAATCGTGGTGTTCTCCCATCCTATATTAAAGATAATGATGAGAACGTTTCTACTTTTAAATATCTTGTTAATGGAATAAGAGATCTCAATTTTTCTAAGTTAATAAGTGAGGAAGAGATAGAAGAGTTTAATAAATTTTCTGATATTCAAAAATTATCATATGGGGCATTAAAAGATGACGAGTCAGTTAATAAATATATTAAATTATTGAATACTATATTAGGATCAGGATGGACAGATCTATTTAGTCCAGGTTTGGAAGGTATGACATTGAAAGTAGTACCTTTCTCACCTTTTGAAAAAGGTAGTATAAATGTTGAACCTAGTTATAATGATTGTAGTGGTCCACCAAGTGAATGCCATTTATACAAAAAATTACAAATAACATTAATAGGTAATGGTGAACTTACTAATACTGTGAAAAGGGTTAAAGACTTAGAAAGTAAATATTATTCTAAAGTTCAAACAGGCGGCGTCTTTTCGAATGAGGATTTTGTTCGTAATCTCCAGGAATGGAATCACGCTGTTGACCAGCAGGTCAAAAAGACTGATGAAACAATAGCAAAAGTTAATGAGTTACGTCAAAAGGTTAAAAATAAGAAGGAAGCGGTAGAAAAAAATGCAAAAGATCTTAAAAAGCAGCAGCAGGAAGAGGCAGCACGACAGGAAATTGCTAAGTTAGATAAAGAGTTTAATAGGTTGGCGGAAAATAACCCAGGTATGGTGGTGAAAGACAAATATGGGAGAATATTGATAAGATCAAAGGAAGAAGCACAAGCAGCACGAAAAGCATCCGATGCACTACACCCGGCATCGGCAGTACCACATTTGAAGGAGGAGGTTCTGGACCAACAATATCGTCGTCCCGTTGATGATAAACAAAAAAAAAAAAATATAGTAAATATAGAATTACTTATTCAAGAATTAATTAATAAAGTAGAAGAAATAAGAAATAAGAAGAATTTTAAAGAACCAAACCCTAACGCGAAAGCTATTAGCACTGATCAGGATGCCTATCTAAATTTAATCAAAGAAATTAAAAAATTAAAAGCAACAAAAAATAAAATAGAACAATCATTAGATGGAGCAACACCAGGAAATGACGAAAGAGCAGGAGGAGCAGAAGAAGAAGTAGAACAATCATTAGATGGAGCAACACCAGGAAATGACCCACCTGGTCCTCCATCTGATTCCCCACCTGTAGAAATAGCGAGTGCGACTCCAACTGGTCCCGAACCCGATCCTCCAACTCCTTCACCTGATTCCCCACCTGTAGAAATAGCGAGTGCGACTCCAACTGGTCCCGAATCCGATCCTCCGCCTCCTTATACTCTACTTGGTCCTTCACCTGGTTTATTATCTCATACTCTACTCAGTCCTCGAGTCCCCACGCGACCCTCCATCTGGCGCCCCACCTGGTCCGATCCACCCGGTCCTCCACCTGGTCCTCCACCCGGTCCTCTACCGCCGAACCCTGATTCCCCACCTGTAGAAATAGCGAGTACGACTCCATTTCTTGATTCCCCACCTATAGCAATAGCGAGTGTGACTCCATCTGGTCCCGAACCCGATCCTCCACCTCCTTATACTCCACCCGGAGGACCACCTGTAGCAATAGCGAGTGCGACTCCATCTGGTCCCGAACCCGATACTCCACCTCCTTATACTCCACCCGAAGGACCACCTGTAGCAATAGCGAGTGCGACTCCATCTGATCCTCCACCCACACCTTCAAAGGAATCAAATGAAAAAATTAAAGTTGGACTAACAATGGGTGATTATATTGTATATACTAGAGATGACAATTTTAATGTAGATAGTTATGATTATTCGGAAAGATTGGACACGGCAGGGAAGATTTGGAACTGGTTAAAACCAATAATTTCTAAAGCAGGACCTGGATTAATTAAATACGGTACTCTATTAGGTACCGGTGGGGTGGCATTGGCGACCGCTGGTACATCGGCAATGGGTCTAATACCTCTTAGTATAGCAGGTTTATATTCAACCAAAAAACTTCGCGACAAGGTTTCTATGATGGGTGGCGCAGACCCTTCATGGTCAAGTAATATTGTTACATATAAAGAAAGAAGGTCATTAGAGCGTTTAAAAAGATCATTAGATTATTCATTTAATAATGAAACTGAAATTAAATTTACTGATGATGTTATGATAAATAATAATTTAAAATCTAAACTAAAAGAAGATATATATGAAATTGTAGGTTATGTAGAAAATAATACTCCAAGTAATAAACCAGATGTTGATAGTAATACTAGTAATAATAGTTCTGAAAATAAAAAACTTGACACATTACAACGTGAAATAAATAGATTAAATAGATTAAATAGATTAAGTAGTAAACAACCTAAAGATTCAAGATATCAAGATTATTTAAATAAACAAATAAATTCTCTTGAAAGAGAATTACGTAATAAACTTTCATCTAAATTATCTGAAAATGCACCTAATAGAATCAAAGAAATTGTTAGAAATCAAATACCGCCTTCAGTCCCCCCCAAACCTGTAATTACACCATTAACATCTACACCTAAACCGCCTGCACCTACATCACCGCCACCACCAACAGTAGGTAATGTACCTATACAATCACCTAATGTAACAACACCTATTAAAGATAAACCAGAAACTCCGTCGCTTTTTGATAGACTATTTGGTAGTAAAGACGAAGATGGTGAAAAACAAGATGTAAAAGAAGAACAAATCACACCAGAAATAGATGAAGTTGAACAGGAAAAACCACAAGAAGATGAGGCAATTTTAAATATAGATTTATTCAAAGAGATGCCTAAAAATGATAAAGAATATAACAAAGTTAAAAATATAATAATTGAACAAATTAAATTAATACACAAATACAATTTATTAAAGAAAGATACATTTGGGTTAATGTTAGATAATTCAAAATATGAAGAATTAGCAGAAATAAATAAAATGCAAAAAGAAAAAATAGAAGATTTAGAAAATAAAATGTATAATATTTTTCAAAAAATGTTGACTGATAATACATCAAGTAAAAAGTTGGGTAAATTAAATAAAAATTTATCCGGTTATATAGACAATTTAAAATCAATAGATACAGAAAACAGTTTAGTTAATACAGAAAAATTAGAAGATTTAATAGATAAACATCCTGAACCATCAAAGAAAAAAACTATTAAAAAAATAAAGAAAAAACCAGCAAAATCTCCTGTAAAGAAAAAACCAGCAAAATCTCCTGTAAAGAAAAAACCAGCAAAATCTCCTGTGAAAGGAAAAAAATCAAAAAAGAAAAATACATTAAATAAATTTAAAAAGAGAACTCCTAAAAATAAACAAAAGAAGAAATAAACTATTATATTTAATATAAAAAAAATATTTTAAATATATATATATACATGAGAGAAAGTAAATTAACTAAAAGAAAGAAAAGAATATCTAAAGGTAATAATAAAAGAAATTTAACTAATAAGAAAAAAAAGAATATGAAAGGCGGTGCATCAAAAAAATTAAATAATATTATAAAAGATATATTTTTAGAACCAAATATTAAATATATGCCTTCAACAAATGTATTTATGAGCAATTTAGAAAATAGATATGTTAATATGGTTGATTTAAATAATCTAAGAAATATTATAGACAGCAATGAATATTTAAAAACATCAAATATTATTATGAATATTTATAATAATAATAATATTATAGATATAAATGCAATAAAAAGGAATATAGACTTATCTATAATTAATACATCATTAGAAGAAAATATAAAATTGTTATTTCAACATATAATTGAATATAATATTCATAATAATGATTTGTTTGATCAAGGATATGTAAAAGAGAATGTTGATATATATTCGACTATAATATCATCGGAAAAATATGATAAAGGATATGAATTAGAAGTTGAATCAATTTTAATGAATAAATTATTTGATGTAAGAGATTTAGAAGATGTATTAAAGGATTCAATTTTAATATTAAAATCAAATAAAACTTTTAAAGATATTGTTTCATCAAAATTAAAAGAATGTTCAAAAAATCCTACTTCATTATTTGATTTATTTACAGGTAGTATATCATATCCAAGTGTGAAAAAATGTTCTGCACCTACTGATACATTATTAAGATTTAATAAACAAAATCTAATATTTTTAGTAGATGATATATTAGATATCCCAAAAAAAGATAAGATAAAATTATTAATATATTTTGAACATAGATTATCTCTATTATCTAAATATTTTTCATTAGAAATATTAAGAAGAAAAAATACAAATAATTCAGTTATAAAAAAAATATTAAAGAAAATACACAATTTAGATAATAATAATAATAAAAGAAAACAATATGGTGGAGATAGTTCAACCGAAACACAATTTGTTCCTGGAAAACCTATTACAGCACGTCAGGCAATTACTAATAAACAAGTATTATTAGATAGTTCTACTACTACAGAACAAATGGGTTCTACAAAACCAGCAGATACACCACCTGAACCAGCATCAGGACCACCATCACCAGTACCAGTAACATCATCAGGACCACCATCATCAGGACCACCATCACCAGTACCAGTAAAATCATCAGGACCTCCATCATCAGGACCACCACCACCTGAACCAGCATCAGGACCACCATCAGGACCACAACCAGCAGGTACACAATCAGAAAGTACACAACAATCAGGTATATCAAATCAAAGCGGACAAAATCAATCCACGGAAAAAAAGAATGATCCAAGGTTATGGGATCAAATAGATGTTTCTAAAGATCTGTCTTCATATAGTGATGATTCAGATGTTAATGATAGTTATTTAAACAGTATAAAATCGGACGGTCCATCAGAACCTTCATCATCATCATCTACATCATCCTCTCCATCTAATAAAGACGGTATTAATATTAATATTAATGATAAATCAAAACGTGATAAATATTCAACTGATACAAGATTTAGTATGTTTAAAAAAGAACTTGAACTGGATCAAAAAATGAATGAAGCAGAAAAAGTTATAAAAGAAGCACAAAAAGAAACCAATAAACAAGGCAAACCTGCTGATTCTCCACCACCTCCACCTGGTGCTGCGGCAGAACCAGCACCTAAATTACCACCTGTAGATAATCAGTTAAAAGGTGCTGATAAAAAGGATGGTAAATTACCCGAAATAAAACCTTTAAATAATCAAAAACCAAATGTTCTGCCTGCAGGTGAAGGTCAAAATAAAAATAAATTAGGTAAAGAAGAAGGTAAAGAAGAAGGTAAAGAAGAAGGTAAAGAAGAAGGTAAAGAAGAAGGTAAAGAAGAAGGTAAAGAAGTTAAAGTAGATGATAAAAAAGAAGTTAAAGTAGATGATAAAAAAGAAGTTAAAGTAGATGGTGTAGGTGATGTAGAAGGTATTATTGATAATAATAATATTGAGGAAAAAGAAATAAGTAATAAAATTATTAAAATATCGGATGAAGATAAAAATAGAGTTGTGGACAATGTTTTACAACAAAATGCAGAATATAATAAATATGATTTAAATAATATAATAAATGATTTAGATATTAAATCTATATTACAACAAGCAGAAATAGAATATCAAAATGATATACCAAATAGGTCTATGTTAATTAATAAATATAAAAATGAGGATAATATAACATTTAGTGAAAAATTATCATTAAAAGATAGATGTGAAAATTTTAAAAAAGAAATATCTAAATCTAATGAAATAAAAGTTAAACCTGATTCTATTCAATTATTAAATAAATGTCCAGATGAAATATATGAAGAAATTATTCGTAGAGGAATTAGTATGTTAGATTATTAAACGCTAAATTCAAAATTATCATCATTACAATATTCATCTTCCAATACATCACCATCATTTAATAATGTATGAATATTTTCATCAATATTTTCTATATACTCATTTTCATTATAATTTAATTCTGTAAAACTTTGAATTAATTTATTTTCATCTAATAATAGTTCTGTTAAACCTGTGCCCGCTTTTATAGTTTGACCCATCATAATATTACTTGATACACCCTTAAGTTTATCTTTTTCTCCAAACATACTTGCTTTTATAAATTGATCAGTTGTATCTTCAAATGATGATTTTGCTAATGGACCGACATCACCTCTACCAATACCTTGTCTATTAATAGCAGTTAAATATCCTTTATTTGTCATTACATCAACTAATAATTCAATATGTCTTGAATTAATATATTCACCTGCATCATCACATACTGAACTAATTTCACTGATTAATATATTTCTTGCTGCTTCAATTCCTAATTTTTCATAAATTTCATTAACATCATTTGAATGAGTTCGAGTAAAATCAACATATTTTGAGTTGAATACTTCTAATAGATTAATACCATCTGATTGTAATATATGTTCTTTCTTATCAATATATTCACCATTTTCTTTCACAATTGTTTTGTGTTCGGGTATAACTAAATTTTCAATATTTTCAATACCTTTAATTACAACATTATCCAATAAATCGTTCATAATATTTTTAAATACTGTTATTACATCAGATTGATCATATAATCCGTTTTCTTGTTGTTGACCATCCATATCAGATACAATTGATATTCTACCAATTAATTCTTTAGAATTATCATCTGAGAAATAATAATTTATTTTTTTATCAACATTATAAAATTTCATTATTGCTAAATATATATCATCCATTGTAATATTATTCTCTAACATCATTATTTTATCGAATACAAATCTAATGATAAATGGTGCAGTTTCTTCAAAATCTACATCACCATGTTGTAATCTATTAAATTCATTATATACACTTAACATTTCTTTATCTTCATCAATAACAGTTTCAAATAAATGATTTTTAGGATCAAAATATATCTGATTATTTTTAATAATATCTTTTAATCCAATATATTCTAATTTATTTTTAACATATTGAGTTTTATTTCTATCAGAATTAAATTCATCTTTTAAGAATATAATTGTTGAAGGAGATTTAATACTTTTACTTAAGTGTAATAATTCTGTTAATCTTGGAATACCTCTTGTTACATTAGATTTAGCAGATACACCAGCAAAATGGAAAGTATTTAGTGTCATTTGAGTAGCAGGTTCCCCTATACTTTGTGCACCTAATACACCAACCATTTCTCCAGGAGACACTTTAGATTTCTCAAATAAATATTCAATATCTAAAACAATTTCATCATATTCTTCTCTTTGAATATTAAATTCTGTCATTAATAATTTAGGACTTAGATGTATATCAATTAGAATATGAATAATTTTATTATTTTTAAATGTATCTGTAATGTATAATTTATTTTTTAATTTATCATTATGATCTAATATATATAATGGTGATATATTAGATTTTACAGGTTCTTTTTGTAAACATTTATTTTTACATAATCTATTAATATCAATTGGATATAATATATTATTTTCAAGTGTTTTATTAATTTCATAAAGATATTGTTTATGTTCTAAAATATTTATAAAACTTTCATTTAATTTATCTTGATATTTTTTATCTTTTTTCATATCATCAATAATATTTTGTTCCATTAAAGAGTTCCATTCTGTATTTTCATCTAATAGAAATTTTTTACATAATCCTTTTGTATCTAATTTATTTATTAATAAACTTTGAGATTCAATATTAATGCCTTCCATACCATCATCGCCATAAATGAATTGATAAATACATCCAGCACTATTTCTAACAGATAAATCATAATTTACATATAAATCTTCTTGTGATTTAACTAATTTTCTTTGAATATAACCAGTAGCAGCAGTTTTACATGCTGTATCAATTAAACCTTCTCTACCACCCATAGCATGAAAGAAGAATTCTTGTGGGGATTGACCAGATATAAATGAATTTTCTACAAATCCTCTTGCTTCAGAAGAATCATCATATTTATAATAATGAGGTAATGTTCTATCATTAAATCCATTAGGAATGCGTTTACCATCAACATTTTGTTGACCTAAACATGCAACCATCTGACCTATATTTGTAATTTTACCTTTAGAACCAGAATTTACCATATTAACAGCACGATTTTTCTGATCTAATTCTCTTAAACCTGTTTTACCAGTTTTATTAAGTAATTCATTTAAAATTGAATTTACTTTAGATTCAAAATACATACTATTAGATTGTCCAGAATAATTCTCAAATACATTCAAATGAATTTCTTGCATTAATTCATTAATTTTCTTTTTATTTTCTTGAATAGTATTATTAATTTCTTGATTAATTCCTTCGCTTGCAATAATATCACCTATACCTACTGAAAATCCTTCTATTAATAGAAAATGTGTTACAATTTTTTGTAAATCATTTATAAATTCTGTTGCTCTTTCATGACCATAATCATTATAAATTGTGTGAATTAATCCTTTAGAAGTTTTTGTAAATACATTTTTATCTAAACTCCCTTGTATTAATTTTCCATTTTTAATAATAATTTTATTTAATTTTTCATTATATGGATCATCAATATTATTATCATAAGATGAATTATTAAATTCTAAATTTAGATTTTTTGGTAAAATGTATGATAATATTGTTTTACCTGACCATAATTCAATATCATTACCATTTACAGAAATAGTTTTTGTTGAATCAGGCGGTATACCATTAAATGTAGATAAATTACATATAATATTCATCATCTGAGTTTTGTTAAAGTAAGATGTTTCATCTACCATAGTATTATTTTTATTGGTTTCTTGAACTTCATATATATTAGTATTTTCATTATAGTAAACACCATTATATGAATCACCTATATAATTAATTTTTTCAGATTTAGTCAGTTTATTAATACCTAATAATGTATCTTGAACAATAGTAATAATAGGTTTATTTTCTCTTGGAGACACAATTTGATATTTAACTGATACTAAATTTTTGAGTTCACATACCGAAGTTATTGATTGAGGTACGTGCATATTCATTTCATCACCATCAAAATCAGCATTGTATGGTGGTGTTACACTAACATTTAATCTAAATGTATTACCTTTCATAACTTTAATACGGTGTGCCATCATACTCATTTTATGTAAAGATGGTTGTCTGTTAAATAGAACATAATCTCCATCCATAATGTTTCTATTAACAATATCACCAATCTCTAATTCTATATTTTTAACATTATTTTCATTTAATGTTATAACCATTTTACTATCTTTTTTAATAATACTCTTGATTCCAGGCCAGATATTATAACCTTTTTCTAATAATTGATTTAATTTATTGTAATTAATATTATTAACTTTTTCAGGATATGTTAAATTGTTTGCAATTTTTTCTGGTACACCTAATTGATCTAAATCAATATTAGGATCAGGTGTAATTACACTTCTTGCTGAGAAATCTACACGTTTACCCATTAAATTATTTCTAATACGACCTTCTTTACCTTTTAATCTTTGAGTGATTGCTTTTAAAGGTCTACCGGAACGATGTGCTGCTTGATTTATACCACCAGATAATTCATTATTAATTAATGTTGCAATATGATATTGTAAATTCATAGTATATATATCAACATCAGCATTTAGATCATTATTTAATTTATCTCTAATTGTATTATTAACTTTAATAATATCAAATAATTTGTGTGTTAAATCGTCTTCCATTCTTTGTGAATTATCTTGTTTAACAGATGGGCGAACGGCAGGTGGTGGAATAGGTAATACTGAACATATTAACCACTCTGGACGACACCACATTCTTGAAAATCCCATATATTCAGCATCTTCATCAGTAATTTTTTCTAAAATAGATTTAACATGTTCTACTTTTAATAATTGTGTTTTAATATCTGATGAATTATTTTCATTTATTTCTAATTTTGTCCATCTTGCTTGAATTCCTTCTATATTAGAAACTTTATATCTATCAGGTTGTTTGCATCCACACCCATCTATATTATTTTCACCACATCTTTTAACTTTTGAACATAATTCATATAATTCATTAAATCTTGCTTTAGGATTTTTCTTTAAGATATTTTTAACTAAATTATTTTCTTTATCGATTAATAATTTAGAACAATTAAAGCATACACATTTTAATATTTTAGGAATTTGATCTATTAAATGATAATGATATACAGGTTTTGCTAACTCTAAATGTCCAAAGTGTCCAGGACAATCTATATTCTTTTGTCCACATGTTTGACATATTCTACCCATTTCAGTTGAACCCATACGAATATCAAATAAACCTTTTACAACTGGAACATCTTTATCATAAGTTTCGTATTTAGTAATTTCTACAACAGACCTTGATCTAATTTCATCAGGACTCATTATACTAAATTGAACAGAAGATATATTTTTTGTTTCCGGTTGAAATTCCATATTATATAATTATATTATATATTATTCTATTTTTTAAATTAAATTTATATCTATAAATATTCAATTTTTAAATATCAAATTTAAAAATTTGATTTAAAAAAATAATTAATTTATTATAATAACATGAGTCATCAAATGCTTACTCGCTCTAAAAAAAAATTATTAAATAATAATATTCCAGAAAATCCACCACCTGAACAAAATAATCCCCCTATTGAAGATAATGATGATGATGATGTAGATGAATATGGTAATATTAAAGGGTTAATTGATTATTCATACGATAATGTTAAACCTAAGAAAAAAATTAATAAAAAGTCTAAAAAGAAATCAAAGAAAAATATAGAAGATTTATTTGGTGTTATGTTAGCAAATATTATTAATTCAAATGCATCTAAAAATTTAACTATATATATCCCAGATAATAATAAAGATGTTGAAGAAAATATTCCTAGTGAGGAATTATTAACACCCGATGAAGAAGGTAATGATTGTGATGAAGATAATAATAATAATTTATTGGAAAATAATAATGAATGTGATGAAGATGAATATGATGATGATGTATCAATATATGATGAATTAGATGAAAATTTTATGGAAATTGAAGAAAATTTAGAATATGATGAAGATGAAAATGTTGATTATTTTCATAAATTAGAAAAAGAACAAAAAGAAAATATTTTATGTGAAATGAAAAAAATTAATGAAATTAATGGATTAAATATTCCATTAAAATTTAAGATATTAAATTCTGATATGGATATTAATACTAAAGCAATTGCAATTAGAAATATAGAAAAATTAAATGAGATGGATGTATCTACTGGTGAATATTCTAAAATGGATAAATGGATTAATGGATTAATTTCTATACCATTTAATAAATTTGTATCATTACCTGTAAACAATAATAATAGTATAGATGAAAAAAGAGAATTTATATTAAATACTAAATCAATTTTAGATAAATCTATTTATGGTCATGATGATGCAAAAACACATATATTACAAGTAATTGGTAAATGGATAAAGAATCCTTTATCTCAAGGTAATGTTTTAGCATTACAAGGACCTATGGGTAATGGCAAAACAACATTAGTTAAAGAAGGTATTGCAAAAGCAATTGGTAGACCATTTCATTTTATAGCATTAGGGGGTCAATCAGATTCATCTTTATTTGAAGGTCATTCATATACATATGAAGGTTCTCATTGGGGTAGAATTATAGATATTCTAATTGATAGTAAATATATGAATCCTGTTATATATTTTGATGAATTAGATAAAGTTAGTGAAACACATAAAGGTGATGAAATTATTCATATGTTAACACATTTAACTGATCCATCACAAAACTCTCTATTTCAAGATAATTATTATCCTGGTATTAATATTGATTTATCAAAAGTATTATTTATATTCTCATTCAATGATGAATCCAAAGTTAATAGAATTTTAAAAGATAGAATGTATGTTATAAATACTAAAGGATATAATACTAAAGATAAAATAAAAATATGTAGAGATTATATTTTACCCGAATTATATGATATATATTTATTTAAATCGGACGAAATTATTATAAATGATGATATATTAGAATATATTACAGAAAAATATACTAATAAAGAAGAAGGTGTCCGAAATCTTAAAAGATGTATTGAAAGTATTATAAGTAAAATTAATATATATTATTTAACAGGTGAAACAAAAGATTTAAATTTCAAAATAAAAGATTTTAAATTGCCATATATTGTAAATAGAGATGATATTGATAATTTCTTAAAACAAAATAATAACGATAAACCACCTACATTTATGTATATGTAATTATAAATTTCATATAGGGTATATGTAATTATTAATTAATTTTATGATTTTTTTTCTATACTATATTATAAAAAGCAAAATGGGTGGAGGATTAATGCAACTGGTCGCGTATGGCGCACAAGATATTTATTTAACTGGTAATCCACAAATTACTTTCTTTAAAGTTGTTTATCGTAGACACACAAACTTCTCTATGGAGTCTATTGAGCAAACTTTTAATGGAGTATCAACATCTAATGGAAGACCTGTTTGTACAATCTCCAGAAATGGTGATTTAGTTCATAAAATATATTTAGTTCAAACAAGAACAAGTAAACAAATAAAAGAAAATATAACTAAACCTGAAAATATAATAAAAAATGTAGAGTTAGAAATAGGTGGGCAATTAATTGATAGACAATCTATTGAATGGATGAATACATGGAATGAACTATCTACCCCATATTCAAAATATTCTGGACTTAAATGTATGCAAGGATTAAACAGTTCAAATTTTGCTAATAGAGTAAATAATATAAGAATACCACTTCTATTTTGGTTTTGTAGACATCCAGGTTTAGCATTACCTTTAATTGCTCTTCAATATCATGAAGTTGTGATTAAATTAAATATGGGTGATTATGGATCTGTTGATCCTGGTTTCAATCTTTATTGTGATTATATATATCTTGATACTGATGAAAGGAGACGATTTGCTCAAGTATCACATGAATATCTTATAGAACAAATTCAAGAACAAACTATAGTAGAAAAAAATAATAAGTTATATTTTAATCACCCTGTCAAAGAAATTATATGGGAGACAATAAATCGCGTTGGTAATGTTCAATTTAAATTAAATGGTCATGATCGTTTCAGTGAACGTGAACATGAATATTTTGAATTACAACAACCTTATGATTATCATACATCTATACCTAATATGAATTTACCAGATGCACAATCAAATGGTGTTATTCATGAAAGTTTATCGTCAACCCCTCCTCTAGCTACCCCAGTAAATAGTCAAGATATAAGCGCCCTGGATGGTCAGCCTGCAAATAGTACTAATATACCTGATAATACTTTTTCAGCAGTGTTTGTTAGAGATGAAACTAGTAGTAGTCACCACCATACTACAGAACCTTTACCATCTGACGTGAACGTGGAGGGACCCCAGCACCAATTATCCGGTGCGGATGAACATGGTCTATTAATGAATGCTAGTACAGCGGCTGCATTAAATTTATCTGCTTCAAACATAAATAAAACTTTTAGAATTACATATATAGATGGAACAACTAGTGACCACGAAATCATTGAAACAACATTAAAAGGTTATAGACAAGGTGGATATACTGGTACTACAGAAGCAAACAAAATCAATAGTGATTTATATTTAGTATCTTTTAATGATTTTAGTGATCTTTATAAAGGTAGGGCGCGCCAATCATTTAGTGATGGACACGGTGGAATAAGTATTATATCTATAGAAGAAATTGATATACATAGCGCGCCAGCAAGTTCTAATACATCTAAAAGTATTAATCATATAAGTGTATATTCATTCGCCCTTAAACCAGAAGAACATCAACCATCGGGAACTTGTAATTTTTCTAGAATAGATAATGCTGAACTAATTTTTAGTAATAATGTATCATCAGGAAAAATTTTTGCTGTAAATTATAATGTTCTTAGAATTATGAGTGGTATGGGTGGATTAGCATATAGTAACTAAAAATATTTATATTTTATATTTAATTTTTCAATAAAATTTATTTTATCACCTACTTTTAAATTAAATCTTTTTTTAGAACCTCCATTCATTTCTAAAACATACCTTGAAGGTATATCTATCATTATTGATTTTAATGAATGTGGTTCATTATTTTCTTTAAATCCTAATATATTCATATTTTCATCTAAAAAAAATATGTCTAATGGAATATATGTATTTTTCATCCACATTGAATGTATTTTAGGTTCAGGGTGCATATCAAATAACATACCATAATTATTATTCATAGGTTTTCTTTGAAACATTAATCCTTTTACAGCATCTTTACCAGACACCTTTTTACCAAATACTATCATTATATATATTATAGATTTAATTTATTATACCATTGATTAAAATAGAAATAACTATATTCTCTGTAATTAAAATTTAATAGTTTTTGATAATTATATTCTCTATCAATACCACTTGATCCTCCATCTCTTCTCATAAATAATAAATGATTATATAAATTACAAGATAACATTTCTATGTGTCCCATACCTAAATATCTATAACCAATATCAAACACACTCTTTTGACCATTCTTACATAATTCATTATATCTTTTTAATGATTCATCTAATGACATAATTGTCCATTCATTTATATATACTTCTCGTTTAGGATTACCTAAAACTTCATAAAATGTTTTAAAATTTCTATTTAAAGTGTCAGGTAATTCAGGAATAGTGTTATGACCAATTTCAAAAGTCTTAGACTTATTACAAGTGTAGAATGGTTGTTCTGTTGAACGATAATCATCTTCAGAAAGTTTAGCATTTTTTAGAATATTATGAACTTTACGAATTTGTTCAGTCTTCTGTGAAATGAACTTACTCATTTTTAATTTTAATTTCTTAAATTTAATATTTCAAATTTAATTATTTTTTAAAAAAAATATATAATATATGAAGAATTATATTTTTAGAAAAATTATAAATAATTCTTCAAAAGAAATTAAACATAATTACTTTGATAAAAGGGGGAATTTAATAAAAGATAAAAAATATATTGAGAAATGTTTAGAAGGTGTTTATATTGCTCCAGCATATGATGATGTTAAAATTAATCTCAATAAGAAAGCAAAAATATTAGCAATTGGATATGATAATAAAATGAGACCTCAATATATTTATAATAAAAAGTTCGTTGAAAAAATGAAGAAGAAAAAATTTTATGATTTATATTTGTTTGGATTACAATACAGTAAAATTTTAAATGATATTAATAAAAATATTAAATTATCTGAAGATAATAAATTAAAACATGTATGTATGATATTAAAATTGATTATGGATTGTGATTTTAGAGTTGGAAATGATGAATATATGAAACAAAATAATTCATATGGTGTAACTACATTAAAAAATAAACATGTATTAGTTGATAAAGATAAAGTTACAATAGATTTTATAGGTAAAAAAAGTGTTAGAAATGTATGTTCTGTTAATAATAAAACTATTAAAAATCATTTAAAGAAAAAGAAAAAAACTTTAAAAAATAATGCAAGGATATTTAAATGCAATGGTGTTAATGTTAATTCAAATGATGTAAATACATATATTAAACAATTTGGAGATTTTTCAAGTAAAGATTTTAGAACTTGGTCAGCAAATATTAAATTAATAAAATATTTATTAAACTCTAATAAAGAATCAGTTGATAAAGAAATAAAAGAATGTATTCAAAAGGTTGCTGATAAACTACATCATACACCAGAAGTATGTAAAAAAAACTATATATTTACAGAATTAATTGAATTTTATAAAAAAGATAAAATAAAATTCACAAGATATTTTAATAATAATATTAATAAACAATTTACTAAATTTTTAAAAGAAAATTATTAAAAAATATTATATATATATATATGAATAAAATTATTTTATTTGTAATTTTTATTTTATTTGGTATATTTATTTATTATATAATTAAAGAACAATATAAATGTGATATTGTTGAGGGACAAAGTTTTTGGGGACGAGCGGAACGTGCATGGGAAAATATTAAAGAATTATATACAGAAGATGATGTAGAACATGCAGTGGTATCCTCTTTTGATCCTGGTAATGACTGTAGTCCAATTAATTTTCTTCCGATAATAGGTCCAATAGCAGGTGTAGGACAATGTTTTAGATCTGCATGGAATGGGGATGCATGGGCAGATGCTTTACCTGAATCTATGAAAAACTGTACTAAAGAATTCCCTGATTTAGAACATCCATTTAGGGTCCATATTAATTGCTTAACAGATAATTCACCTGATCCGCCTGATTATAATCTTATTTCATATGGTTTAGAATTATTTTTACCTTATTTAAATGAAAGTATAAGAAAAGGTTATAATTTTCGAAATGGTATATGTGATAGAGATATAAATGGACAAGATTTGGGTCCCGGGAAGAAAGATTGTATAAAAGGAATATCACAGATGTTAACATTAAGAGAATGGGTACCGGAAGGTGGAAATGCTCCTAGTAAAACGGATAGACAAAATCAATATAATAATATTTATAATTCATATAAAGGGCAGTATGACAGTATTAATAAATTGTTTTCCGATCGTATTTGTTCTGAATTATATTCAGTTTCAGATAATACCCCACCCGACGAATTGACCAGCGCTGGACTCCAATTGTATCAGGATTACTATAATAATTGCGCATTAGATGACCTAGTAAGTATGCGAGATGCTATAGGTTCTGATGATAATTTTTGGGAATGGGTAGATAATAATAATATATATTTAACAGGGTACCCTCAAGTGAATGATATATCATCTAATTTTAATCCAATTGGAGAATCAATACCCATGGAAAGAAGAGAACCTAGACAAATAAGAGTGCGCGAACAAAATTTAAATTTAGACACCCAACTATATAGGCATGGGGTAGAAATACAAAAAACAGTTTGTGGTCGTGGCGGAGAAATACCCCCGGCCGACTTGTCGATACCTGCGGAATCCCGTCAATGGCGCCCCACGATTTGGGATGGATATGAGGAGGCAATGAATAAAATTGATAATATTTGTCAACAGGGGTCGGAACGGGGTAGTTTTTTTGAATGCGTAATTTTAAATGGGAAATACCTGGAGGTTCAACTCAAAGATGAAAATAACCAACCTACTGGAGAACATGAATATTATTGCTGTCAAAACGGTATAAAAAGACAATGTTATACTGAAGAAGAATACGAAAGCTTGTCGCGATCTGATCAGATACGGTGGGCAGAGGAAGCGGTACATCTTCGCGAGCAGTATGAGCAGTATGTACAGGATAACCGTGCCGCGATGGAGCATCAAGCTGAACTACGGGAGCAGTTCGCACGGGAGCAAGAATCCAACACATCAACCACAACACAACAACCACCTACAGAAGAACAACCACCTACAGAAGAACAACCACCTACAGAAGAACAACCACCTACAGAAGAACAACCACCTACAGAAGAACAACCACCTGTTCAAGAAGTAGAATCCGAGGATAATGTACTATATCAATGTGGATCGCAATCCAGTAATTATAATAGTTACGAACTAGTTGAGCAACAATGTAGGTCAAATCCTATAGATTTTCTCTGTTTTAATTTTCGAGATCAATTAAAAAGGGGTTGGGACGTTAAATCATACTTAAATTTAGAAGAAAATGGTGTACAATATTGCTGTGATACCACTGGTCCGGCAAGGTGCCTTGTCAACACAGCGGGTTAATTTAAATTTAAGTTACTATAATTTATAAACCTTACTAAATTTTTAAAGAAAATTATTAATTTATTTCTTTTTTTTATCATGTCTAACTAGTTTATTGTCAATCCATAATCCAACTTCTTTACCTAAATCATCATCTTCAGTAATTTCATATACTTTCTTTTTACCATCATCTTCTAACATAAAATATTCTTTCTTTCTCCAGATGATAGTTTCTACTTCTAATTCATCTTCAGAACCTTCTTCAGATTCTTCTTCTTCAGGATCTTCGGTCTTAACAGGTGTTTCTTCTTCTACTGGTGTTTCTTCTTCTACTGGTGTTTCTTCTTCTACTGGTGTTTCTTCTTCTACTGGTGTTTCTTCTTTAATAGGTGTATCAACAATATTTGAAGAAATATTTTTATCTGATAAAACTTCTAATTTATTTTTTAAAGAATCAATTTCTTTTTTTAAATTTTCTATAATTTTATTTTGTTCATGAATTTCTTTATCTTTTGCTTTAACCATGTCGAATTTATTTGATTCTTCTTGTTCTTCATTAAATGAATTTATTTGTTTTTCATAATCACAAATAGTTTTTTGATTCATAGAAATAATCTTATCTTTTTCTTTAATTTCATCTAATAATTTAATATTTGATTGATTTAATACTTTATTTTTATTATTTAATTCATCTACAACAGAATTATCTTTTAAATCAATATTATTTAAAATTGATAATAATTCATTAAAATTATTATTAAGTTCTAATTTCTTTTCAATAATTTGTTCCATTTATTATTTTATGTGTTTTAATTTTAAATAATTAATGGATTTTAATTTTAAATATTTTATTTATATATAATGGTTAAAGTCAAGAAGACTTTAAAGAAAAAAAATAAAAAGTCACTTAAATCATTTGATAAAAATAAGAAAACGTTTAATCAGAAACATTGTTCACCAAGTAAATCTAATAATACAATATCATGTATAGACCATGATATATTATTAAAAATAGCAAAAATATTTAATGTATATTATAATGCAGATATAAATCTAAATAATAAAAAATTGTTATATAAACAAATATCTGAAAAAATATCAACAATGTCTGATTGTAAATCAGAAAGTTGTTGGATAACTTTGCATGAAATTATTAGACATTTAACTCCCGAAGAATTAAATAGATTTAAAAATAGTTTTAGACCAAAAATGCCACAATCATGGTTAAAAAATAAAAATGAATGGGCATCTACAACTGATATTGAAAATGTATTAAGACAGTATGAAGATTATCATAAAGATTTTAAATGTTATGGTGCATTACCTATGGATTTTGATTTAAAAGAGGGTAATGGTTGTATTTCAGGTGATTTATGTAACATTGATTTAAAACAGAATATGGATGATGGTAAATATAAAATTGGATCTGTATTTAATTTAGATGATCATGATGAACCTGGTAGTCACTGGGTTTCATTATATATTGAATTAAAACCTTGTTGTCGTGAGAAACCTTCTGTATATTATTTTGATTCTGTTGCCGAAGAACCTACTAAAGAAATAAATAAATTAGTTGAAAATATTTTTGAACAATACAAATCTATTAATAATGAAGATATTGAATTTTTATATAATGATATTCAACATCAGAAAAAAAATACTGAATGCGGTATATACAGTATTCATTTTATAACAAGCATGTTAGAAGGTCATGATTTTAATAAATATATTAAAGATATTAAAAATGATGAATATATGGAAAAATACAGAGATTTTTATTACATAAGATAATTTATTTTTTTATATTTATAATATATATGTTTGAATTATATGACATTTTTGATAACAACGAAATAAATGTAATATTATTAACAATTATTGTTATTATATTAATTATTGTTATTATTGGTTTAGGATATTACGATTATACTATGAAACAAAAATTAATTAAAGTTGAAACAGAACTTAAAAATGTGTCAGATACATTAGATTTAAATTTAAATAATAATATGTTCTCTGATATTTCTAATAGATCTAATAGCAGTTCTAACAGTAATTCTAATAGTAATTCGGATGAAAATTATAAAAAAAAATATGAAGAGTTATTGAGCGAAAAAGATTCTCAATCTAATCCTATGCAATATTCACCATCTGAATATGCTACATTATTAAAATATAATCCTATATTACCTTACAGTGCTTTTACTATGGATATTATTAATAATGCTTATTTAGATATGAATGAAAGAGGTATGTATGAAGATAGATATTTTTCTCTATCCAATTACAATAATATATACGATACAACTAATAATAATAATAATAATAGTAATAATAGTAATAATAGTAATAATAGTAATAATAGTAATTTATCAATAAATGATCAAAATCTTGTAGACACTGCTTCTAAATTAAGTAAACAAGCAAGTGATAATCCAACAACTAATATGAATAACAATAATAATTCAGTACAACCACAATCTAATTCAAATCAACCAGATTTTTAATAAATTTGAAATAATTATTTATTAATTTATAAAATGTTGTATTATAATCCTTTATTCAGAATTTATTATATTATGAAAATGGAAAGATATAATTATGAAAAAAAATGTAATAACATATTTAATGAATATAAAAAAACTTTATTAAATTATGATATAAAATTGCCTAATTAAAATATTCTTCCAATTCTTTATCTAATATATCTTTTTTTTCTTCATTAGAATATGTTAACCATATTAATGTATCAACCATACAATCAGGTTCGAAATCTGGTGATTCTTCATAAAAGTCTATCATATGTTCACCACAATTACTTATAATATCATTAATACGTTTATTAAATTTTTCTAAACTTTTATTGTGCGAATTAATAATGTAATTACAATCGTTGACTGCCGTTTCCATTCTATCTAATCTACGTTTTAATTGTTCTTCTTTAGATAAAGATTCAAAAGAAGGTGTTCTTTGAATATTTGATGCAAGTATAACTGGATTCCAATATGGTGCTGTATTTATATTCATCATATATTGATTTGTATTCATTTTAATTTATATTATTGTATTATTTTTAAATCAAATTTATTTTTTTCAAATTTATTTATTTTATAATTTATATGACAATTAAAATTGATAATAAATGTATAAATAATAAATATCCAAATAAAAAAAGAATCGGTTGTGAATTATCAAGACTTAGTTATAATAAATTAGGTAAAAATAAAAGAAAAAATAATACTAAAAATAAATATGCAACTTGTTCTATTAGTATTGATATAAATAATAAAAAATCTAAAATTAAAGGTAATTGTAAAAATACAAAAAAAATCAAAAAATCTATGAAATGTAAATTTTCTACTAAATTATATTCAGATATGCACAATAAAAATAAATATAAAAAGAAACGATTACCTTATTTAAATTGTTCTTTATCAACAAAGAAAACTAAAAAGAAAAATAAAAAGAAAACCAAAAGAAGATAATATACTGTTAAATAATTAAAATATTTTTATAATATATATGAAATATAATTTTAGTGAAGAACAACTTAAATTAATATGTATTAATTTAAGTGATGAAATAAAAAAAGGTGATAAATTATTAAATAATAAACATGTAACAATATTTAATAGTTCAATAATTGAATTAAAAAATTCGAGCAATTTATTAATTGCGAGTAGAGGATGGTTTGGTAATATAAGGTCTTGGGATGGAATTAATTTTGTAATATTATCTTTATTTACAAAAGATCTTAAAAAAATCAAGCAAAATATTTTGGATATTGATCCGGAATTATTTAATAATAAAAATATGGAATTTAAAGAAGGTAAAAAAATAGTTGTTCATAGTGATAAATCATTGGATGGTCCAGAAGATCCACGATTATTTTATTACAAAAATGATTTATATATTTTAGTAAATGAATTAACAAAAGATAAAAAAAGACATATGTTTGTATCTAAAATTGATGTGAACAATTTAACTTATGATACAAATAAAACTGAACTGTGTAAATCATTATCAAGTAATTTTGAAAAGAATTGGGGATCATTTGTTTATAAAAATAAACTTCATATGTTATATGATATAAATCCATTAAAAATATTTGAAGTTGATGACAAATTTAAATGTAAAATGATATGCAACATAAAAGATGAAATATTAAAAAAATTTAATGAAAGTTATCCTGATTTACATTTTCATATTAGAAATTCTACTAATTTAATAAATTTAGGTTCTAATAAATTTTTAGGTATGGGTCATGGTGTTTTAGATTACAAAAATAATACTGAAATTAATAAATTTTTAATACCAGCATTTAACAAATCAAAGTATTCTAAATCGGACAAAGAATATTTCAAAGGTTTTTATAAATTATACACAGGATTTTTTTATACATTAGATATGAATAAAAAAGAAATAACTGAAATATCCCCTTTCTTTCAATTACCTAATTATGAATCTAAACAAGAATTAATATTTTTTCCAACAAGTATATATTTAGATAAAGATAAATATATAAACATTTCATACAATGTTGGTGATAATAGATCTTACTTTCTAAGATTACATTTGAATATTATAAAAATTTCATTATATAAAAAAAAGGATATAGATTTTCAAGTTAATCATAACATAAATTCTAATTATTATTTAGAATTAACACGAAATATAAGAAAAATAATGGGGTATCCTGTTCAAAGAAAAGAATATTATAAATTTAAAGATGTTGATAAAACATTAATATCAGGAGGTGGATATAGAAAGAAAAAAACTAAAAAATTAAAAAAATGATATTCTAAAAAAAATAAATATAATATAATATAATATAATATATATAATGGGTGAGAATAAGAGCGAAGAAAATCCTGGAATTCGTACCTCTGCTGCTGCTGCTGCTGCTGAATTTATTACCGCGACAGGAAATGTCGCCAGTGCCGCAGGAAAAACGGTCGGGGCGGTTAGTGACATAGCATCTGGATTGGGTAAAGGAGTCGAAGGGACAGGGGTGGGACTAGGCGCCGCGGCTGAGGGATTGGGGAAGGGAGTGGGATTGACAGGTCAGGCAGTAGGTAAGTCTGCTGACACTGTATCTCACCTATTAGATGCTACTGTTCCCATGGTAGAGGGTGTATCTAAATTAACAGGTGATACTCTTGATTCAACTGGTAATGTAGTTAAGGAAACAAATGCTTTATTAAAAGTTAACCTTGATATTATAAATAAAGTTTTTAATATTGGGGCGGGCGTGATCCAGAACTACACCGATCGCTTAGCCCTGCGCTCGAAGGCGTCCAACGACCAACTTGAGCAAGTTTTGACGCAGCAAAATACCTCTGTCTCAAAAGAATATCGTGCTCTCATGGAAGAAATGGATCAGTTTCCTGAAGTGTTGGAAACCCATAACTGGGATAATGATCAGATTAAACGTCAGTTTAAGGATGAAATCAATACAATTATAAAATTTATGGTATTAAAAAAAATATCAAAAATGAAAATTAAACATATACTTGGTACAGGATATGTATTGAAATGTGCAAAAAATATTATGGAAATGCAATGTCCTGAAGAAGGTAAACTTTTAAAACTTAAAAAATTAAAAAGACGCATTTTAAGACCGGGGATTTTGGATACTAAATTTAGGGTATTGAGGGGTGAAATAAGATGGGCAGATCGTTGTCCAGAAGTAGAAAATACGAAGATATGTGACAAAATTACTAATGAGAAAAATGCGAAAAATGAGGAAGAATATGAAAGACCACCTGTTGATTATTTAGATGATGTAGATGATGTAGATGATGTAGATGATGTAGATGTTGATGTCGGTGATGATTTGGAGGGAGATGTAAATTATATAACTTGGTTGAAGGAGCAGGGATTGGATGCCAATCAGCCTGGACAGCCAACCGATGAAACGGGAGGTGGATCTAGATCACGAAAAAGGAAAAGAAAAAAAATAAAGAAAACAAATAAGAAAAAAACTAAAACATTTTATAAAAAAAATAAAACTAATAGAAGAAAATATACTAAAAAGAAAAAGAAATCTAAAAAGAAATCTAAAAAGAAATCAAGATAATTCTCTTGCTGATGGATCTATTTCATCAGACCAATTAGGTAACCAGAAATATGGTATTACATTTGCTTTGCCTGGATAAAAACTTTCGAATATTTTTCTGTAAAAGTAACTTTCTTTTAATTGTGGCGGATTAATTTTATATTTATTTTTATTTCTGTTAAATTCTTCATCTGTGATTAATTTATCAACATATTCTTGAATAACTTTATGCCAAGATCTTGTTTCAGAAGAACATCCATCTGAAAATGCTTCTTTAGGTCTCCATAATACTTCATCTGGTATAATATTTTCATTTTCAAATGCTTTTCTTAATAAATATTTTTCTGGTAATTTGTTTTTATCATTATACATTTTTAAATTAGAATCAATAGTCATATAATATTCTACAAATTCTTTATCTAAAAATGGAGTTCTTGCTTCTAATCCCCATTTACTTGAAACGCTTCTATCTGAACGGAGGACATCAAAATAATTAATATTATTTAATAATTTTAAACATTCTTTGTGGAATTCTTTTTTATCAGGCGCATTTCTTAAATATCTATACCCACTTTGTTCATCACTTCCATCTCCATTAAATAAAACAACAATATCTGTATTTTCTTTTATATATTTTGCTACTAAATAATTACCAACACTTGCACGAACTGTTGTAGTATCATATGATTCAATATTATAAATTACATCTGATATTGCTTTCAAAAAATCTTCTTCTGTGCATTCTATATTATGATGTTCAGAACCAATATAATCTGAAACATTTTGCGCATATTCTAAATCAGTTGAACCTTTAATACCTATTGAAAATGTTTTTAATTTATTATTTATGTTTTTTTCTTTGTATAATTTACAAATTATTCCACATATTAAACTACTATCTAATCCACCTGATAACAAAGCACCAATAGGTCTATCTGATAATAATCTTTTTTTAACAGATTGAAATAATTTATTCTTAATACAAGATAATATAAAATCTTCTGGTTGACATAAATTAATTTTGTAATCTTTTTGATAATATTTTTTAAATGAATAATTTTCTACATCTTTATATTCTAAAAATGTTCCAGGACTAAATTGTTTACAATAAACACATTTATCATGAATACCTTTTAATTCTGAACATACAAATAATTCTGAATCAATTGTATAACCAATAAATAATGGTCTAACACCGTAAGGATCTCTTGCTACATAAACAACGTCTTTATTTTTATCATATAAAACAAATGAAAATACACCATCTAATAATTTGCAAGTTTCTTCAATACCTAATAATTTATATAAATGAATAATAACTTCACAATCAGAGTTAGATTGTGTGTTCAAAACATATTCATTTTTTAAATTTTTGTGATTATATATTTCTCCATTACAAATTAAATAAATATTATCATTTATAAATGGTTGCATACCATTATCAGATAAATCATTAATTGCTAATCTATGAAATCCAAATATATTATTTTGTTCAGAAATAATTCTTGAAGAATCAGGACCTCTGTTTATAATTTTATTAAAATTATTTAATAAATCTTCTTTTAAGAATTTATTACCTTTATAAAAAAATATTCCGCACATTATAAATATATAATTAATATTTATTTAAGTGAATTTAATAAGAAAGTTTCTAAATTATTCATTAAATTATTTGCTTTATAAGAATTACTATTTAAATCTTTATATTTAAGTTTTAAATCTATTTTATCTTTTAATGAAATTAAAGAAAATCCTTCACAGAATCCATCATCATTACACCTTGTAACACCATCTTTACACACACCACCTGGTTCATTTGGACATAAAATATTAGAATATTGATTTGAAGAAGGGATATCTGGTCTTGTATCACTACCAGGAGTACCTGGAGGTCCAGGTGGACCAGAAGGACCTGGTGGACCAGGTATACCTTCACCAGGTGATAAATTATTAATTCTCGTTTCTAATGTTGATATTCTATTTTCATCATCTTTAATTAAATCATTAAATGTGTCATTTATTAATTGTTTTATATTTAGCACATTTTCACTTTTATCTTCAGGCAATTTACAACAATCTGTATATGAACAATTAATGTCAAAGCAAGGAACTTGACTTGCATTATCTACTAATACCATATTTTCAGGACAATCACTTGCATTGAAAGTGGCACATGAAGATACGGGTGGTGGAGGTGGTGGGGGTGGTGTTAATATAAAATTATTTAATATATTATTTTTACAATTATTACCACAACTATAATCAGAAATAAATTCATCACCACATTGGAATGGACCTTTAGGACAATCTTTTATATCATTTATTGAATTATTATTTGCAACACACACTCTTTTATTTGGTTCGGGACAATCTAAATGTATAAAATCTATTTGTTTATATATAAAATATGATAAACCAATTATAAAAATAATATTGAATCCTTCTATATACATTTGAAATCTCCCTCTCTCTTTTGCAATGATATCATAATGATCTTTTAATGTATAAAATTGTATTATTAATAAAAATAAATTAAATATGTAAATATAAAATAAGTTTTTATTAATTCTTATATCAATTTCTACATTATTTTCATATTTAAAAAATACATTTTTATTAAATGTTACAAGTATGAGACAACATATATTGAAAAATAATATAATATAAACCAAATATTTATATGTTAATGGACCAAATATTTCAAGTTTATTAACAAGAGATTTTTCATCTAATATATCTTCTCGTATTAAATCTTTAGATTGTTTCTCAGATAAATTTTGATCAGTTTTATTTATTTTTTCTACACCTTTTTTAAATAAATCTTTAGCACCTGATAAAATAGATTGATTGTTTGTATCACTATTTTTTTCAGTAGTATCTTCTTTACCTGATACAACATCCTTTAATGTGCTAAGAACATCAGAATTGTTTGAATTGTTTAATTTAGATTCAACACTTGATTTTATTTTATTTTTTAAACCTCCTGTTACATTTTTAGCAAGATTTCCAAGTTTTCCAGAACTTTTCTGAGTTTTACTCATATATATATAATATTAATATATATTTTTAAAAATTCTTTTCATTTATTATAATCTATTTTTAAAATCAATATCACTTAATGTATTATTATCAAACCAATTATTTATAGAATTTTTACATTGTGTTGATAATTGTATGGTAGTATCAGCATCAGCATCAATTTCATACCCAGAACCATCTGTTTTTTGTTTAACAATAATTTTATCTTTATTTAAACTATCATCAACTTCTTTTATTAAATTAGTACCTGACCTTCTATTCATCATACATCCTGGTAAAATTTTTTCTCTATTATTTTGCGAACATTCTATAATTTGATGCGTCATGCATAAAGGTGTATCTACAATATTTCCAGGTTTTCTACATTCACCACTTCGAGCAGTATATATTTGTTTATCTTTAGGACTTGCGTATCCATTCATTTCTTTTCTCCAAGGACAAACTAAATCGTAATCTAGAGATATTTTATCAAATGAATCTATAAAATCTGTTGAGAAATTTATAAATAATAATACTATTACTGCCATATAAATTCTATATCCATTACAACCATCAAATATCGGACCTTTGAAATTTACACAATCTATTTTTGTATCTGTTGTTAATCTAATAATTACTGTTAAAAATATTAATAATAATAATACTATATACATTACATAAAATCTATCGTCAAAATTTATTAAAGTTGTTCCTGTTGACGAATCAATTTTGGTCTCACTAATTTTATTATCGTCATAAATTACAGGGTCATCTATACCACCACTTTTACCAAATATAAAATTAATAGGTGAATATTTTGAAGCAAATGTTAAATAATATATAAATCCTTCCACAGCACCATATGGAATATATACTAATAATGAATACCACATTTTATATCCTAAAAATTTGCTTCCAAATAATATACCTAAAAATATTAATAAATTCGTCCATGATTTTATTCTATTTAAAATACCGACACCAAGTGCTGTTACAGACATTACTAAATTATCTTCAACTGTACTTGGACAATCTGAACTTAAATTTGGATTATCAACATCTGTTGCACATTCTTGCTTTGAACCACCTGCTACTAATAAATCTTCTAAATAGTTTTTTCTCCAACTTTTTTGTACATAAATTAATAATAAAAACATTGCTATAATTATTATTAAATTATAATACATTGTATGATCTTTATCACCGTGTTCAGGTAATCTTAATACTATTAAATACATTAGTCCAAAAAAAATGACAATTCTTATAAATTTATTAATTATATTTACCATTAAATTTCCATATTTTCCTGCTTCAAAATCTGCTAAATTTTTTAAGTAATCGAATACATTACTCATAATCACTATATTATATAAATATAAAAAATAAATAAAAAATATAAATTATTATTATAATGAATAGTTATGCTCAACAAGTTATTCCTATAATTGATAAATTAAATTTCCCTGAAGAGTTAGATGGTAATAAAGAAATATTAAAAACGAGGTTTGTTAATGAAGTAGGATATTATGAAAAAAAAAGAGATAAAACTAAAAAATATTATAATGTTTTTAGATTTATTGTTACAACTGGTTCAATTTTATTACCTGCTATATTATCTATAGGTCAAATGGATCCAGAAAAACTACCAAGAAATTTTGATCAAGTTACATATTGGTCTTCATGGTCTATATCATTATTAGTAACTATATCAAATGGTTTTTTACAATTATTTTCATTAGATAAAAACTTTTTTAGTTATTCATTAGTAGTTGAACAATTAAAAACTGAAGGTTGGCAATTTTTTGGTTTATCTGGTAAATATGAAGATTATGATAATCATAATAAAGAATCTTATAAAGAATTCTGTAAAGCAGTTGAAAATATTAAAAGAAAACAAGTTGAAGCAGAATTTCAAGGTAAAGGTAATAATACAAAGAAAAAAGTTGATTTTGATTTTGATAAAAAAATGAAAGAATTTATGGAAAAATCTAAAAATAATGAAATGTTTAAACCTTTAGTAGAAACTGTAAATAATGTATCAGATTTAAAAAATATAAGCGAAAATATTCAGTCAACTGTAACTGATAATATAAAATCTAATATTAATGATAATTTAAGTGCAGTTATTGATGATATAGAAGATCCTATAAAATCTTCTATTAAACCTAAACCACCGCCTCCTCCTAAACCTGTTGATGATAAAAATACTATACAGTAATTCCTTTTAATATATTTCGTGTAATTGGTTTTGAAATTTTATTATTTAATTCTAAATATTTTTTCTTACTAATAATTCTTGATTTATTTTTAGGATAAATTAAATTATAATGATATTGTTCTTGATCACATTCTTCTAACATATTATGATATAAATAAATATTATCCGAACATTTATTATAAATATTGCCCATACCTAAAGAATAATATTCATCATTAAGTTCTGTTAATACAACTATATTTTTTTTTAATATATTGGATAATGCATATATTTCAATTTGTCCAGCAAATTTAAACCCTCTCATATCTATAAAATAATCTGATATTGTATCCAAATGATTATCGTATTGAATGGCATCTAATATATCATCTTTAATAGTTAAACCTGTTGGTAATAAAAAATTTAAGTTATTTTCTAACCAAGATACAACAGTTTGCCTTAAATCTTCAGATAATTGTTCGTATTCTTTTGATGGATTTAATTTATATGTATATTTTTTATCTGCACAATTTATAATGTTTTTATCTAAATGTATATGTTGAATTATACAATTAAATAAACAATTACTATCACCTAAAACTTTTATTAAATTGATATCATCTTTTAATAAAATTTTATTCATATTAAATATACTATAAAAAAATGCTATTTCTTTATATATAACTATATTTCTTTATAATAATTGGGGATATCAGGTGATTGTTCACACGATTTACATAAACATTGTCCGTTATCCATAATATTAATTTTTAGATAAGGATTTACACAACTCATACAATACTTTAATGAATGTTTTTCACCATCCACCATAGCAGAACAATTAGGACCAATACATGCACCAGCGATATGACAACACAAGAACTTATTACAGGATGCACAGTTAATTTTAAGTTTTCCTGATCTAAGTGATATTTTATCATGACAAGCACCACACTCTATTATTTCAGATAAGAATAATTCAGTAAATTCTTGTCTTTTTCTATTATTTTCTTCTATTAAATTTCTATTTTCAGATATTTCTAACCGCTTTTTTTTTATAGATTTTTTTTTCTTATTTTTCTTGTTATTTTTTAAAATAGGTTTTGGTCTTGGTTCAAATATATCTTCAAGAGGATATATTTTATTTTCTTTTTTTTTAGAACAACAGAACATATTATAATAAGTTTTTAATTTTTAAATCTTTAATATTTCAAATTTACTTAAAAAGAAGTCAATTATATTAAATGTAATTTAAACGTATGCCTAATACTAAAGGTGGTAAAAAACATAAAAGAAATAAAAAACAAGATGATCTATATGAAAAAACCTTAAGGTTAAAAGATGAAGGTCAAGAATATGCTCAAGTAACTAAATGCTTAGGTAATTGTAGATTTAATGTTATGTGTTTTGATGGTAAAGAAAGAATGGCAACTATGTGCGGTTCTATGAGAAAGAGAAGATTTATTAATCAAAATGATATTATTTTAGTATCTTTAAGAGAATGGCAAGACTCTAAATGTGATATAATTGATCATTATGATGAAAATTTAACACGAAAATTAAAAGATAAAAAGTTAATACCCGATTCAATTAAATTAGATGTTGATAAACAATATGATGAAGACGATGATGATAATATGGGATTTGTGTTCACAACAGATATTCCTAATTCTGATTCAGAAGAAGAAAATATTAAAGAAAGTACTTCTGAAGAAGAATCTGAAGAAGAAAAAATAGATATTGATGATATTTAAATTCTAGATATAAAAAATATATATAATAAATCCCATATTAAATATATAGTTGTTAATATTAAAAATATTATATATATGATAGGATAACTTTTGTATATTTTTCTAAAATAATATAATGAAAAAATAAATAAAAAGGGTAATATAAATATTAAAAATATTCCCACTGATTTATCTATTAATTTTGAGATTTTGCTTTTTTGTTTTTCCTGTTCTGTATATATGGGTATGCTTTTTGGAACTTTTTTATTCATATATACATTATAATATATTAATTAAAATCTAATATAATTCTATGTTTTGAAGTGTTTAATCCACGAGATGCAGATTTTGATAATTCTTGTCGTGGTTTTCTTTTATTATCAGTTTTACTTTTTTTATTTTTATTAAAACATACATTCATATCATTTTCTATATGGTCATAATTTTCACTAATATATTCTAATATCATATTATCTAATGCCCATTTAAAGAAATTTAATTGACCTAATGTAGTTTCAATATTATAATCTTTACAATTAAAATTTATTCTTTCTTTTCTACAAAATGGATCAAACTTCTTTTTAGAATATGATTTTAACTGTGATTTATAAGCATGGAATATATTAATTTGATTAACTAATTCATTACCGTCTTCTTCGAATGTTAATTCACCAGTAGGAGTTTTATAAACTTCATAAAATACATTATATTTTTTTGAATAATTTGTTACAAACCAATCAATTATTCTTAATGAAATTTTTTTATCACCATTTACATAGTCATTAAATTGTTCTATATTTTTTCCATTATTATAATATCTATCTAATGATTGTAATAATATATTTGTCATATAATTATTTAATTAAATAATCTCTTTAAATATTTTTAAAAATTTAAACGCACTTAAAATAATTTATTCTAAATTAAACTTTTTTTTATATTTTTGAACAGATGCTCTGAACGTTGGTTCACCCCACAATATATATCTTGATAATGATCCAGCACTCATATAATCATTCCATTTTTCTTTGTTCCTATGTCTAGTTAAATATCTACGTTTTCTTGATTTATCTTTGTGTTTTGTATAATCACTCATACCTGCCGCGCCGAAATGTGTTGTCTTTACTTTCTTCTTATTTTCATAAAATATTGCCATATATTTTTTCTTAGGATTTGTTGATTTTTTAATAATAACTTTCATATTCTTTTTTGTTTTTTGTTTTTTTTTATTTCCTCCTTCCATCGTACTTCCTGTAGATAATAGACCTTGACATAAATTATAGATGTCATCTAATTTACCAATTTTAGGTAATAATTCCTCCAATTCCTCATGTGTAGGTATTCTAGTAAAATTTTGCGTTTTACCTTTCCAATTATCTAACATAGGTTGTCTCTCTAAAGATAATAATGATACTTTTGTTACATCAATTCCATCAATTACAATTTCTTCTTTACTTTCTATTTTAAAATATACACCTCCTGGTAATAATACTTCTTTTTCTTTTTGATAATGCGATATTAGCATATTTTCTATATCAACACAAAAATGTTTTATTGAAGATATATTAATTTCAAATAAAATTGGTTTATATTCTTTTTTGAGATTTTTTTTTAAATGTTCTATAAAAAAATTTTCTGTAACTACTATATCTTTACTAGTGGATGTTAAACTTGGAAACATTATTTCAGAATTATCTACTAGTCTCAAAATTTTATTCCAATCATTATCTACAATTCTATAGACTATATCTTCAACAGGACGCAGTGGTAACTGTGGGGTGGGGGACTCAGGGACATATTCATTTTCTTTTAAACATATCCCTTGTATAAATAAATACATATTAATTGCTAATAATTTACTGTGTATTTCATAACTATTATTTTTTGAATACATTGGATTTATTACTTTTTGACTTCCTTTGAATCTGTTTTCAGATGTTTTTATCATTAAACTACAATACGATACATGGTTTCCGAGACCTTCTTTAATTTTGTTCCCTCCTTGATCAAATTCTGTATGATCTTCATCCATTGTATATCTTCTTAGAGCACTTTTTATATTTTTGTCTGAATAATCTACTGATTCGATCTTACTTTTAGGTTTACACAAATCTACATAACCACCTACTTGAATATCATAATTAACTAAATTATCACCATGTAATATAGTTAATTTTTCATTCCATTTACTTAAATTATGATCATATATTTTATTCATTATATTATTAATCTATAAAATAAATTCCTTGTAAATAAATCTCTAAATGTTTTATATATTATCTATATGGTATAAATGTTTTATAGGTATATTTTTGTAAAATACATCTTTATTAATATTTCTTGATACAATAGTTATTATTTGAGATACAATTAAACCTTCTTTTTCTAATAATTCTGCTGCTTCTATAACACTATTACCAGTTGTAATAACATCTTCTATCAACAATACTTTATTATTTTTAGAATAAACACCCTCTATTAATTTTTGTGTTCCGTGTTCTTTTATTTCTTTTCTTAAAAATATCATAGGTATATTATTAGATATTGATATATAACTTGCATAAGAAACTGCACCATATGGTGTTCCACATACTAAATCAATATCTTTATCTATTTTTTTACTTATTTCACAACACATTTCGCGATGTATTTCTGGATAACTAATAACATTTCTTAAATCTACATATGTATTAGATATTTCCCCCGATTTTAATTTAAACTCACCACTTTTAATTATATTTTTTTCATATAATTTTTTTATCATTATTTAAATTTTATATTATTTTTATTTTTAAATATAAATTTAAATAGTTTAACCTACTTCTCTATAAAATAAATCCCTTGTAAATAAGCATCTGCTAAATCATCTTTTTTTTTAGATTCATTGAATAAATCTATAAATTTTTTTTCTTCATTTAATATCATATTTTTTGTGTATTCAACCGAAAGATATTTATTCTTTTTATATTTTTCTTTATATTTACATTCAACAGGTGGACCTTTATAAACTTTTAATTTATTACGAGCATTTATCATATGAACTTGTTCAACTAATTTATCTTTAGTAGCACCTTCAATCATAAAATATGAATATAAAATCATCTGAACAGTTTTCATAACAGGATTTTTTAATGCAGGTTGATTTTCTATACAAATTACATCATGATTTAAAAAATCTGTTTTAAGATTTAATTCTTCTATTAATATTTTACTTAAATTAAAAATATCTCTATCAGCATTTATTTTCTTTTTCTTTTTGTATTTTTTGTTATGCGTTGTACAACTATATTTAGTTTCATCATTATCACAAGTTACAATAAATGTTGCTGATTTTTGGCATTCTTTTTGTAATCCGCATTGACATTTCGGATTTTTATCAAGGTTAATAATACCCCAATCCAATATTTGTTTATTATCATTTAATGAACAAAATGCCAGATTTTTAATTCCAACATCAAATGATAAATATTTCATAATATATATTAAAAGAATATGTTTAAATAATTATTTAAAATAATGAAAAACCTTCTGGTGCAGGTAAATTAGGCATTTGTGGTTGTTGTGGTTGTTGTGGTTGTTGAATACCTACAGAATTAGTATATTGACTATTTTTAGATAAAGCATTATTTAATGCGTTCGAAATATCTACATGATTACTATTTTGATTAGTTACAGGTAATTGAGTACTATTAGCAGAATTTGCTTGACTAATTATATCTGCAATATCTGTTTCGGTATCACTTACAGTTGGAGCATCACTTATAAAACCTGTTACTTTATTAAATACCATTAAACTTTTGAAAACTAAATACAAAATAGGTATTAACATATAAACCCATACAAATGTATTATTATCACCATTATTTAATACATATAATGATAAACCAATTAATATCATAAAACCTACTTCTAAATACAATTGTTTATCAAATAGATTTGATGATTTTTCTTTTATAGAATTTTCTCTACTTAATACCATTTTAGTTTGATATAAATACCCAACTACAGCAAGTGTAATTATAAAATATAAAAAGTTTGGGGTCATAATTGCTTCAAAAGTTAATTGATTTCCACCCATTTGATTTAAATTTGGTCCGTCCATTTTTATATATTATAACATATATTTTTTTTGAATAAATTCTGTTATTTAAACGAATATCTATAATATTTATTAGACAATGGGTATCCCATCATATTTTAAAAATATTATAAATGATTATAAAGATATTTTAATTAAAGGAGATTTATTTAATAAACGAATTAATAATTTATTTTTTGATTTAAATTGTTTAATTCATCCAGCATGCGCAGGATTAATAGATGAACAAGAAATGTATGATAATATTTATAAAAATATGATAAATATTATAAATATTTCTAATCCAAAAGATTTAATTTATATTGCAATTGATGGAGTGTGTCCGCGATCTAAAATTCAACAGCAAAGGTTTAGAAGATTTAAAACTTCAAATGAAAAAAAAATATGGGATACAAATGCTATATCACCTGGAACAGAATTTATGAATAATTTAAATATATTTTTAAAAAATAAATTTAAAGAATATCCTGTAAAAATTGTATTTTCAGATTCAACTATACCAGGTGAAGGTGAACATAAAATTATGAATTATTTAAAAAATAATAATAATTCAGATATAAATGTCGTGCATGGATTAGATGCTGACTTAATTATGTTATCTATGATTAGAAATAATAATATATATTTATTAAGAGAAAGAACTGAATATAATATTGAAGAATTAGATACAGAATATATTTATTTAGATATAAATTTATTAAAAAAATATTTGATAAAAGATATTAAAAAAGACTATATATATTTGCCTAATCAAAATATAATAAATGATTATATATTTTTATGTTTTTTAATAGGTAATGATTTCATTCATAATACACCTTGTATAAATATTAGATACGGTGGATTAGATAATTTATTAGAAATTTATAATGAATTACAAAAAGAAGATGCCGGATTATTTTATTTAATATATAATGATAAATTAGATTTTATAAGATTTAAAAGATTTATAAAAAAATTATCAGATAAAGAAAATGAGTATTTAAATAAAATATTATTTATTAGAGATAAACAACAAAATAAATTCAAAACGATGTATCAAGATATTTATAATAAATATCTCGAAAATGATTTAATAGATATAGATGAAAAAAGATTAAATGAATTTAATAATCATTTACCTATAATTGATAGAAGAGGTGAATTTAAGATATTTAAATTGTTAGATAAAAATTGGTATACAAGGTATAATATGTTTAATTTATATCACCATCATAATTATAATCCGAGTTATGATGATATTTTAAATGAAGATATAAATAATTTATGTGAAAATTATTTAGAATCATTTGTATGGACAACAAATTATTATTTTGATGAATGTTTATCATGGAAATGGTTTTATAAATATCATTTCGCACCAACTTTAAAAGATTTTAGTAATTATCTACAAAATATAAACGATTTAAATATAATAAAAGAAGATAAACAACCTTTAAAATCTTCTGAACAATTGCGTTTAATTTTACCTGAAAAGTCATTTAATTTATTACCTAAAAATGTAGAAAAATATCCTGATTATTATTATCCAAAATCATTTAAAACAAATTTTATAATGAAAAGATATTATTGGGAAGGACATCCCATATTACCTGAAATTATTATCTAATTAATTTATATTGATGATTACCCCATTTTTTATCAAAACAATCATTACAAATCGTTAATCCAGTATATTTATTCCAACCCTTAAATTTTTGTGTATGAGGTTTTCTTTTGTCACACCAATCACATTTTCTATTAAAACACATTTATATTATATAAATATAAATTTGATTATTTATTACATATTTATTTAATGTATTATTATACTAATTTTAAAACTTTTAAGACTCTTTATAATTTTATAAATAAATATTATATAATTATATTATTTTATGTATTATTTTGTATAATATATTTATTTATTAATTTATTTTAATTAGTTAATAAATTTATAGAAAAATTTTTTTATTTTTATAATTATAATGTTTAATATGATTAATTTTACTAAAAATAATAATGATATACCAAATTTAAATAATATTAAAGTAGATATAAATGATGTTAATGCTTCAGAAACAAATTCTTCTAATGTTAATGCTTCAGAAATAAATGCTTCAGAAATAAATGCTTCTGAAATAAATGCTTCTGATACATGCTTCAATGATTTATGTTTAAATTTAGAATGTCTTAATGATTTAATTATACACATTAGAGAAAAAAAACGTAAAATGGATTTATTTAGAAAAATATTAGAATTAAAATATCATAGATATAAAAGTTGTCATAATTTTTGGAGTGTAAGTACTATTTTGTTATCATCTGTATTAACATTAATAGAATCTTGTAAATTAATATTTGTTGATGATAATGGTGATAATGAAACTGCTGAAGAGTTTTTTGCATTTTCACCTATATTTATAAGTACAGTAATAACATGTTCAACATCTATTTTAAAATTTAAAAAATATCAAGAAAAAATGGAATTATTAAATAATGTTATACAAAATTGTGTCATGATGAATAGTAAATTAAAAAATAAAAAAGAATTATTACAATTACATAAAAGTTGTAATAATAAAAAATTTTTAGAAGAATTTCTTAATACATATAATGAAGAAATTTTAATTGAATATTGTAACATTTATCAAGAATCACAAAAATATATTAAAAGTACTGATTATGATAAATATGCTAAACAAATAAATTATTCAGAATTATATAAACATATGATAGAACAAGAAAGACAAGAATTTTATGCACATTATAAAAAACATTATCCAAAAATAATATTAGAAGATGTTATGAAAAAAAGTAATGAAAAGAAAAATATTAATACAAATTGTTGTGGATTTTAATTAAATAATATTTAACATAATGATGGAAAATCATTATTATTATTTAAATCGTATATTGGTTCATTTTTAACGTCTAAACTTTGTCCATTTGGTGGAACATATTTTGATAGTGTAATATTATTAGTTGATTGTTTTTTAATTATTGGTAAATAATCAAATACTTCTTTAAATGTTATTGGTATAATACGTTCATCAATACCGAATCTATTAAATGGATAATTATCTAATGTTCTTGGTTGTAATCCTTTATCAAAATTAAATTTTCCTAATACTCTAATAGGTCTTTCTACATTTGAAATAATATCAATATATTCACAATCTAATTCAAATAATTTAATAATTTCTTTTTTAAGATCTAACATAGTACCATCATTTGAGAATTGAATAGATTTAGTAATATTTTCTTGTGAAATCATAAATGTAATCATACTTTTTATATTTAATGTTGTTTTATTTTTAAATCAAATTTTTTTTATATAACTATTATTTATAATGGGAAAAATTTGTTTAACTTGTGAAGTAACTCAAAAAATGAATAAAGCAGAATTAGAAAAAACTATACCTGATTGGTATAAAGAAATTGGTAATTATTCTTTATTACCACCTTTTTTAAATAATAATGATAAATATAATGCTACTAAAAGAACATTACAAACTATTAAACCTGATATAACTAATTATGAAGTAAATATTAAATTAAGTGATAAACCTAATACTTGGATATGTTATTGGGCAGCAGATTATTCAAAAGATTTTATGAAAATTAAATCTGCTAAAGAAGCATACAATAAGTTTAAAAATCATGGTTTAGTAAAAACTAATAGTTTGGGTGATGTAACATTTGTATTAAATTGTCCTCAACCATATTCTGTTGATAATATAACATATCCAAGACATGTTCATTATTGTTTATTAAATAAAGATAATTTTTGGAGCGATAATATTAAAACATTAGTAGTATCTTGTAAAATAAATTTTAAAATTATGCGTGAATATAATCATAAGAAATGTCATTTTCTAATAAATGCATTACCAAAAGATAATTATAACAGATGTCATATACCAAATAGTTATAATTTACCAGTATCTTTGATGGATAGATCTTCATCACAAGAAAAAAAAACTATTATAAAAAAATTTTTACAAGATAATTTATCTAATTATCCAAAATTAAATAAATCTGTAAAAGATAAAAAATTAAATATATTTAATCTACCTATTGTTGTTTATTGTGCTCACAGTCAATGTCATGCTTCTGAGAAATTAATAGAACATTTAATAGATGCAGGATTTGTTAATATATTAGAATATCCAGGTGGAACTAAAGAATGGAAACTTAAAGAGAAAAATTCTATGCAAGATAGTTGTTTTATAGATGATGAAGAACAAGAAGGTGGTGGTGATGTAAAAGAAATAAAAATTACTTTAGATGAAGATAAAGAAGTTAAACCTGAAAAGAAATCTAAAAAATCTAAAAAGACTAAAAAGAATACTTCTAAAAAGAAAAAAGATAAAGAAGAAAAAGTAGAAGATGAAGAAGAAGTAGAAGTAGAACCAAAAGTAGTTAAAAAGAAAAAAGTTAGTGACGAGTTTGATTTAGAAGCACTATTTGAAAAATTAGTATATGAAGATATAGTTTATATTCACAATTTAGAGAACAATAAAGTGTTTAATTTAAATGATGAAGAAATAGGTGTTTATAAAAATAAAAGAATTAAATGGACAGATGATGAATATAAAAAACAACATTTAGTAGCAAAAGATAAATATAATGAAGAATATAATAAAGAAATAGTATTAAGTTCATCAGAAGATGAAGATGATAGTTCAGATGATTCTTCATCAGATGATGAGGGAATACTTGAAGAAATAAGTGATATTAAAAAAGAAGTAGATAATATTAAATATAGGAAACACAAATTAAGTTTAAAATGTATGAGTAATGTTACACCAAAAGTATATAATAACAAATTCAGAGGATGGGGATTAACTTATTGGGGTGATTAATCTAACAGGTAGATTAATCTAACAGGTAGATTAATCTGACTTATTTTTAGGATCATGTTCTTCATCAGATTCATCCGATTCAGTATCATCATCAAAAAAGTCAATACCTAAATGATGAGCAATAACTCTTACTTTTTCAAATATAAAATGTTCTTTTTTATGAGAATGACCAATTTCATCTAATAATCTATTGACACGATTACTCAATTGATTATCAATTAAATTAGATTTAGGGGACCATAATGCCATTTCATCACCAAATATAGTAACTTCAGATTCTTCGATAACTTTAATAATTCTTTTTGATTTATTGCATGTCGGCCAAGTTGACATATTTATTATATATTATCCATATATTTTTTAATATTATCTTTATATTTTATTAACATTTTATCACATAATGATCTATCACCATAAACATTATATCTCGGTGGTCCACCGCAATTATATATTCTATGTGGTATTATGAATTTTTTATTAGATTTATCATATATTTCTGAAATCCAATCATCTATAAACCAATTTTTAAATTCATGAGGATAATAAAATCCAAAAATATCCATATGTTTTCTAGATACAAATGATTGTGTTAATAAAGTATCATTTGGATTATATTTTTTTCGACCCATATCTGTCATACCTACAACACCTATATCATTGTTTTGTTTTAATATATCTATACAAGCATTTACCCAATCTTTATCTTGAAAATAAATATCTGAACCAATTTGAACAAAATAATCATAATTATCTTCATATGCTTTTTTAAATAATTCATTCCATATAAAACATACATCACCTTTATTGGTTGAATCAATAGTTAAAAATTCTATAGAAGTATTTTTCATAACATTAATAAATTTATTTATATCATTTTGAATAGTATTATCTTGATAAAATTTATCATCTGAATCAATACCTAAATAAAATTTATATTCATGATTTAAATCATATGTTGTAAAGAATGATTTAAACAATATATTAAATAAATCTGTATCTTTAAAAGAAATAAAATTACATTTATTACTGGTTACAGGAATTATTACAGCAATTTTCATTATTAATATTTAAATAAATATTTATTTAAATAGTATTAAAATGGATATATATTATTCACAACAAGGTGAAGATTTATTTATTTATAGAAATTTTATAAATAAAAATGATAATAAAGATGGAATATTTTTAGAATTAGGTGCTTGTGATGGTCTTTTATATTCAAATACTAAATTTTTTGAAGATAAATTAAATTTTAAAGGTATATTAATTGAACCGGTAAAAGAAATGTATAATGCATTAATAAAAAATAGAAGTAATAATATAATTTATAATAATATAATTAGTAATGATATTAATGATTTAGAATTTTTAATTAGTCGTAATGGACCTGTATCAAGTGTTAAAAATAATACAAATGAACAATTTATGAATAATTGGCATAAAAATAGTATAATTAAAAAAATAAAAACAAAAAAACTTTCAGATATATTTTTAGATAATAAAATAGAATATATAGATTTTTTTAGTTTAGATGTAGAAGGAAGTGAATTAGATGTATTAAACACAATTGAATGGGATAAAATAAAAATATATCTAATATGTATTGAATTAGATGGTGGTAATAAAGAAAAAGATGAAAAATGTAGAGATATATTAAAAAATAATGGATTTAAATTTAAACATAAAATGTGTATTAATGAATTTTGGTTAAATGAAGATTATTTTAGAAAAGATTTAATATATAAATCTAATAATGTTAAATTTAAAGGAGATATAAATTTATATGGAAAACATATATATTTAGAACCACATTGTAAATCAATAATAGAAAAAAGCATGTTAGAATATGAAAATAAATATTTAAATAGTATTAAAATGAATTTAATAACTGAAGATAATATTATAAATTGGGTAAATGAAAATAATGGATTATTAATCACAAGAAATATAGTTAATTTTAGAAATATCAATGATTATAATGGACAAAATATTATTTGTATTACTGGTTATGATTCTATTATTCAAAATATATTTAAAATTATTGAAATATTTTATAATCCATTTATATTAATAATATTAGAAACAGATTTTTTTACACTAACAGAAGAAATGTTAAATCAACCATTATTAAAACATATTTATTGTTGGAATAAACCATTTGATCATGAAAAAATAACAGCAATACCAATAGGATTAAATCATTCTAGACAATATGATTCTTTAATAAATTGGAAAAAAGAAAATAAAATGAATTTAGATAGAGAAAAATTATTATGTATTAACTTTTCACCTGAAACAAATAGTATTAGAGGAGAATTAATTAAAAAAGGTAAAAATGAATGGTCTGATTTTTGTGATATTTTTAAATATATACCGAATCAAAAATCATATTGGAAACAAAGTAATATTGAAGGAAAAATATTAGTAAATGTTACAAATCCTTTATATTATCATTTAATTAATAAATATAAGTTTATTTTATCTCCATCTGGTGCTGGTCCAGATTGTCATAGAACTTGGGAAGCATTATATATGGGATGTATTCCTATTGTAATATCATCAAGTATTAATGAATTATATGAAGATTTACCTATTTTAGTAATAAATGATTGGAATGAAATAAATAAAGATTTTTTAGAAAAAAAATATATTGAAATAATGAATAAAAATAAAAATGGTGAATATAATATTAATAAATTATATTTACAATATTGGTTAGATAAGATTAATAATAATTGTAAAATAGATAAAACAAAAAAACATAATATACATTTTATAACATATGGAGATAGTAATTTTGAAAAATCTAAAAAAAGAATATTAAATGAAGCTAAAGGATTTAATGAATTTAAAACTATAAAAGGTTATGGACCAGAAGATTTATCAGAAGATTTTAAAGAAAAATACAAAGATATTTTGAGTATGTCAAGGGGTGGTGGATATTGGATATGGAAATTAAATATTATTAAAGATGCTATTAATAATATAAGTGATAATGAATATTTAGTTTATTTAGATGCTGGTTGTACTATAAACAAACATGGTAAGAAAAGATTTTTTGAATATATTGATAAATTAGAAAATAGTGAAAATCATTATGGTATATTATCATTTCAAATGTCTTATAATGAATATAAATATACAACAAAAGAAATATTTAATTACTTTGATGTAAAATGTGAATCAGAAATATTTAAAAGTGGACAGCATATGGCGGCATTATTAATTATGAAAAAAAATAAACATTTAATTAATTTATTAAAAATATATGAAAAATGTATATTTGATAATCAATTGTTAATTACTGATAAATATAATAATCATAATCAACACGAAGAGTTTATAGATAATAGACATGATCAAAGTATATTAAGTTTAATAAGGAAAATACATGGTTCTGAAGTAATTGATGGAGATGAAACATATATAGTCCCGTTCGGTGGACCAGAATCTATGAAATATCCATTTTGGGCAATAAGATTAAGAGGGTAATTATTATATATAAAAGTTATTTATAATTATTAAAAATATATAATTTTTACCATATGTTTTTTATCAACATTTATTGATATATTATTTATAAAACATTGATGATATAGTATTATATTATTATCTTTATTATTATCATTATAATTTTCTATATTTTTATAATTTATTAAAATATTATCAAAAATATTAAATAATTGTTTTATAATTGTTTCAGGTTTTCCATACCAACAATGATCCATACATGTAGTACATATACAATTATAATAAATATTATCTATTTTAGTATCAATAACTGGTAAATAATCTATGAAACATATATCAGGTCTAGTAATTATTAAATTAGAATATTCTTTTAAACAATCTATACCATTTAAATACCTTATTGATTGTTGATATTTATATTGAATTGGTATAAAAGTAGATACATTACTATGATTTCTAAAGGATGTATTATATATTTTATAATATGAATAATCTAGATTTTTTAAAAAATTATTGAAATTTTCTACATTAATATATTTAATATTTAAAAAATTAAATTTTTTATAATAATTTAAAATATCTTCCTTAGTTAGTATAGTATTACTATTTTTGTGTATATTTTTATTTCCATGATTATTTGAATATCCTAATATATCCCAAGTAAATATATATAAATCTATATTTTCTTTATCATAGATATATTTTTTATAAGAGTTAATAATTTGTTCACACTCATAAGTCCTCATTTGTCCTGCTAAAACTAATGCTATTGTCATATAACTATATATTAAATAAATTTGAATATTTAAACAAGATTTATTTAAATAAAATATAAATTATGGATAGGTGCTCTTTCTGTAATAAAAAACTTAAATTAATTTCATATTCTTGTAAATGTCAAGGACAATTCTGTGCGAAACATCGTTATACTCATACTCATAATTGTAAGAGTCTAGATAAAAAAATAAATGAATCTAAAAAGATTCTTGAAAATAATAATCCCGTTATAAATCATTCTAAAGTCGTTAAGATTTAAATCTTATTACCTAATGTATTTTGTAATTTTTTTACTGCTTTTTGCACTCTTAATTCATCCATTTCTATATCATTTACCATAAATTTAATCAATCCACCTACATCCTTATTCGATTTATGAACATTTAAATCTTCTACATTTAATTTTTCACGATACATCATAAATATATCATATGATTTATTAAATAACTCAGCATATCCTTCAGGAAATTCATATTTATTTTTATATTCTTCTATAATATTTTCAATATTATTGTGTTTTTTTATCATTTTTAATGCTGTTGTATTACCTACTTTAGGAACATTTGTGCAATAATCACAACCACATAATATACAAAACTTTACAAATTGTTCATCAGTCATTTCAAATCCCTCTATCATTTTATCATAATCAATAATTGATACAATATCTTTTCTTTTTAATGATTTATCTAAACAATTTCGAATTAATTTTGGTGATCCATATACTAATGTATCCATATCTTCTGTTAAAACATAATCAACATATCCTATTCTACATAATTCTGCAGCAATTGCTTCACCTTCGCCCACATCCATATGAATATATGAAATACCCATTAGATTTAATAATTTCTTTACATTATCTATCATATCCTTAGTTAATCGCAATGTAGATTTTTCTAATTCATTCTTTTGTTCTATATTTTCACATGATTCCATTTTTTCTTTAGCATCTTGTACTTTTTTCTTTCTTTCTTTAATACATTCTTGTTTTAAATCTGGTGGTTTACCATCAAATACAAAGATAACTTCGATATTTAATGATAAATAATTTACTAATTTATAAAACAGTCCTGTAATATGATTAGTAATTTCACCTTTCTTATTTTTTAATAATTGATGTCTAAGTAATTGTTGATAAATTATTAAAGAAGCATCTACTGCTACTTTTTTACCTGATAACTTATATAAATTATCATGAACAATAGAATCAGGAGCACACTTTTTAATAGATTGTGTTAGAGATTTAATACCCATATTAAAATATGTTTTAAATTATCTTATATTTAAAATTCAAATTTTATTTTTTTATTTTCTTTGCTTCGTCTAAAACTAATTTAGCAAGTTGTGTATTTGAATTAAAGAATTGATCTTGTGATAGATTATTAAACCACTGATATTCAGTATTTTCTAATATGATATCGTAAGGTAATGCTATAAATATTATATTATCTTTATCTTTAAATTCAATGGGTTCATAACCATAATATTGTTTTACTTTAATCATATGATTTCTAATATCTATATTTCCTGTATAACTACAATCAAAATGAAAATGTTTATTATCTGGGATTTTACTAATAGAATTTGCTAATAAATCTTCTCCCATTGTATCATTTATAAAATTATCTTTTCTTAAGTTCTCTAACATTTGATCTCTGTATAAAGTTATTACAGGATTATCTTTCTTTGCAGCAATAACATAATTACCTGGATTATTCTTATTATTACATGAATTAATTACTCGTTCAGAACCACCAAATGTAATTAAATCATAATTGAATTTTAATTTATACATAATCTCATCTAAACTTTTCATTACTAATGTGGCTGGTGATAAAAATAATCCACCATATTTACTCAATAACATTGATCCTAATAAATCAACTCTAAATTTTAATGGATATACAGAATCAGCATTCATTTCAATAGGAAAATCAGGTAAATAATCTTTAATAT